CAGCTTCCGCTCGCTGCTCGGCATCGCAGCAGATTCGGAGGCGCACACATACGCGGGGCTGTACGCCGGAAGGCCCACGCACCCCGGAGAGATCCGTGAAAGTGCATGAACCGGATAAGCATGGGACACCGACCGCGGGGTCCTCAGCGGTCATTCACACCCAGCGCGTGATGCGCGCTTCAACGGTCAGTCGCGCTCATCGCAGCATCGCGAGCGTCCGCACGAGCAGCTCCCGCACGCGACGACTGCGCTCCGAGGCCAGTTCGGCGACGTCGCGTCCGGTGAGCGGATCGCGCAGGTGGCAGCCGCCCCAGAGGATCGCGAGCGGCTCCGCGCAGCGCGCGGCGCCCGCGTGGAGCATCGCCAACTCGCAACGAGCCTGCGTGTCGAGCGAGCGCAGGCCACACGCGCCGTGAAGCTGCCAGGGGCCGCGAGCGAGACCCCTATCGCCACGCGCGCGCGCGCGGAGCGACGACTCGCGGTATGCGAGGTATGCGAGCGCCGCCAGGTCCTCCGCGTGCGACGTGAGCGCCGGCGGTCCGGCGGCGTCGGCGAGCACCGCGCGCGCGGAAGCCAGAGCGATGGCCGCGGCGTCGCCGGCGCGCTCGAGGCCCGGCGCGATGGCGGCCCAGAGGGCCATGCAAAGGGCGACGAGGACGCGCATCATACGTGGGGCTCCGTGGGGTCCACGTGCGGCTCGACGTCGGGAACCGCTGTCTCGACGTCAGGGATTGCCGCGTCGAGCTGGCGGTAGCAGCGCTCGACGCCGGCCGTGTAGAGCGCCTCGTCGGCGGTGTAGTACCCGGAGACCTTCAGCGCGTGGCAGAAGCCCGCGACGTCCCCCCCGGCCACGAACGGCCACGCCGCCCGGAACTCGGCGCGGAGCCGACAGAGGTAGTCGACGCAGCCCCCGTCGAGGTCAGCGTACGCGCGCAGCCACGTCGCGGGGTTCGGCGGGTCGTACCAGACGACCTGGCCGTCCTTGACCTCGTTCAGGCGCACCATCACGTAGTCGTGACCATCGCCGGATAGGTGCTTGATGTTGCCGATGTTCCAGCGGTGCGAGAAGTGCCCGAACCCCGTCTCGAGACCCCAGTGGGCGACGAGCAGGAGCAGCGACGCGCGCGAGCATGGCTCGGTCGGCATGATGCGCGACCAGGCCCCGCCGAGCGCCGCGTAGAGGTCCGACGGCGCGCAGGGCGTGAGCTGGTCGGGGAGGCAGGCCTCGGTCATGGCGCTCCCCCTCAGAGCTTCCCCACGCCGTAGACGGCCATCACGGCGCCCGAGGCGACCAGCGCGAGGGCGAGGCGGAGGACGAAGTCGCGGAGCATCAGACGGCCCCCCGCACGCCCGCCGCGGCACCAGCGACCGCGCCGACCGCCCCCGCGATGCCGCCGAGGGCCTGGACGATTGCGAGGAATCGCGCGCCCGCGGGAGTCGACGGATCGGACCAGTCTTGATCTTGGTAGTTCGCGAGGATCGCCGACAGGAGCTGCGGCGCGCGCTCGGCGCACTCGACGATCTCGTCGCGCTTCGCGGCGTCGAGATGCGTCAGCTCCCCCAGCTCCACAATCGCGGCGGCGCGCTGGTCGGGGGTCACGTCCACTTCACCGGCCCTTCGCAATCGCCCTCGTGGCCCTCGACGAGCCGGCAGGGGCCGTCGTCCTGCCCGACGATTGGCGCCTTCGCCGGCTTTCCACACTGCGGTCCCCGGGGGAGTTTCCCGACCGCGTTACGGTCGTCGAGATAGCGCTTTGGCGACGAGATGTCGTCGACGCCGCCGGTCGTGAAGGTCGCGCGCCCAACGGTGTGGCCGGCGTCGCGCAGCGCCTGGACGAACTCCGCGGCTTGCCGATTCGCATCGACCACGTGCGCCTCGTCGTTGTGGTGGCACCCGCAACCCTCGATCACGATTACCCAGTTTCCCATGGTCTTCTCCTCAGTCGGCGTTTGACCACCTCGTGCTTCCGCTCTGCATCGGATCGCACTCGGTGCATGTGCACGTGTTAGTGGGCACCAGCCCATGATTGACGCCACGTACGGAGTTGCACGGGCATCCGTCCGCGATCCGCAGGTTCTTGGCCAGCAGTGGACTGCCGCAGTGCCTGCACAGCGGGGAATCGTCGATGTAGGCATGCTCCTGGCTCAAGGCGCGCACCCATCCCCAGCATCCGCCACGTCCGCCCCGTGCCGGTGCAGCATCGACGCGAGGTTGCAGGTGCTCGCGCGCTCGACGGCGCGCACCATCGGCGGCGTGCACCCGGCGTCGCTCGAGCACACGTCGAGCAGCGTGCGCTGCGCGCTGAGCGCATCGCGGGCGCTCTTGCTGTCGGCGGGCGTCCACCCGTTGCCGCCGCACCCGAGCAGCAGATCGCCGCTGGCGGCGACGACCGCGGCGACGAGCGTCACCGCGAGCAGGGCGACAAGAGCGCGGGTCACGGCGCCAGCGCCTCCCACGCCTCGTCGAGCCCCACGAGCTCCTGGTGGAACCCGTCGGCGTCCATCTCGCGGCGCGCGGCGCGCTTTGGCCACCCGTCGACCCACACGCGATACGCGCCGACGGCGAGCCCCGTGCGGTCTTCGCCGTGGGTGCAATGCACGAGCGCATGGCCCTCGCGCATCGCGGCGACGGCGCGCCGGATGTCCGATTGCGCAGGCTGCGTGAGCGTCTCCCAGATGTCCGACGGCGGCATGGGGATCGCGATGACAGTCATCCCCGCGGCGACGGCGCCAGCGTCGCTGCCCTCCGACTCGCGATTGAGCTTCACGACCGTGGTGATGCCGAGGGAGCGCAGGTAGCGCCACGCCTCCGGCGTCGATGGCTGACCGGAGCGCCACACGGTCCCCTCGACCTGGTGCAGGTTCGGGACGCCGTGCGTGGTCGTCGTGGTCGCGCAGCCGGCGAGCGTCCATGCCACTGCGATGATGGCCACGAGACCGCGGGTCACCACGCACACCCCGCATCGACCGGCGCCGGTGCGCTGCCGTCCCAAGCCTGGCATCGGGTGATATCGTCGGCGGTCTGGGCGTAGCCCACGCACCGATACTCGATGTCCAGCCAGCACTGCTCCCGACACCACAGGCAGTCCGGGTGCTCGCGCCAGTGCGGATCGTCCTGCACGAGCACCGGCGCCGGCGCAGGCGGCGGCAGATCGGGCGACGACGCGCAGCCGCCCGCGATGAGACCCGCCGCCCCGAGGATGCCGAGCGCCACCCAGGGCATCAGCAGGAGCGGCAGGAACGCGAGGACGTGGAGCTTCACGGCGACGGCCGCAGACCGCGCCGCGCGGGACGCGAGCTCCAGTGGTGCTTCCGCGCGCGCGCGAGCGCCCCGCGTCGGCTCGCGCTGTCCGCGGTGACTTGCGTCTCCCCCGCGCCGCTCGAGCGCTGGAGCTGGTAGCCGCCGGCGGCCGTCGCGAAGGGGGCCGAAGGAAAGCTGGCGCTCGCGGGGCTTGTCGACGCGACGAACGAGAGTGGGCCGGTGGCGCCCGGCGCGAAGAACGCGGGGAGCAGGAAGTCAGAGACCTTGATCGGCGACTGTCCTTCGCCGAGGTCCACGTTGTACCAGCCGCTCTCGACCGCATCGCAGAGCTCGCGAGCCCACTCGTGGCCCGCGCCGTCGTCCGCCCACAGGTTGCACGCCTCGTCGCCGGCCGTCTCGCAGAGCTCGTGCGAGATCGCCGTCGAGACGTCGTCGAGCGTCTGGCAGGTCGCGAGCGCGAGAAACGCCACCGGCACCGCAGCGCCGGCGACGTCGTGGTACGCGACCGCGCCCGGCGCGTCCGGGAGCTGGTCGACGATCGAGAACACCATCTCGCCTGGGTGCACGTCCGTGGGCCCAGAGCCGACGCGCACGCCCCAGGAGCCGCCGCCCCAGATCGGGGCCACGTCGCGATTGAGTTGCGTGGCGCACGCCTGCGCACACCGCGCGAGCCATGCCGCCGTGACCTGGGGAATGAGCGGCGACGTCGTCGCCTCGATGATGATGACGCAGCAGGTGCTCACCGCGAGCCCCCGCCGTCCACCGTCGAGGGGGCGTGAAGCTGCGCAGCTTTCGCCGTCACGAAGTCGTTCACGAGCTGTGTGACCGGCCCCTGTAGCGCCGGCGCGATCTGGCAGGCGTTCATGATGTCCTGCACGGCCGTCGAGTTTCCGAGCAGCCCGGAGTTCGCCGCGATGCACGCGACGTCGGCCGATGTGAAGACAGCGTTCTCCACGTTCACAGCCTGCTGCGGGGTGCACGCGGAGAGGCAGGCGGCCAACACCGCGGCTCCGAGGGCGCCGAAGGAGACCCCCACGAGAACGCCGTACGCGCTGAAGCCCCGCTGCGAGGACTTCGAGTCGACCGGAGAGGAGGGCGAAGTCGACGCGAGCTTGCCGGCGATCGCCGCCCCGGCGCCCGAGATCCCCAGGGCGACCACGAGGGCGCCGATCATCGTGCTCGTCTTGTCGAACATCGACGACGCGTCGATCTTGCCGAGGGCGCAGAGGACGAAGCCTCCGACGAGCGCGAGGGCGACGATGGCCAGCTTGACATACGTGAGCGGGGGCGTGGGCGTCGGGTTCATGCCCCGAGCTTGCGACGCCTCACGTCGGACTCGCCACTCGCCGTTCTACGCGCGATCGTCTCCTGGCCCGTACGAGGTCTCCACGACGTTCGTCGCCCTCGTCTGGGTCGAGTTGTCGTGCACGAACACGAGATTGCGGTCCCTCGCCCAGACGCCCTTCGTGTCGTCTCGCACAAGCCGAAGACCCATCGCCGGGAGCCACGCCGTCAGGAGCGCGTAGTCCTCCTTCGAGTGCCACTCGAGCATCAGCACCCGGACCTTTGCGAGATGCGGATACGCGCGCAGGATGTCGACCTCGCACCCCTCGGTGTCGAGCTTCATCACGTCGCACGTCGGCAGGTTCGCGGCGGGGAACGTGTCGACGACGACGCCCGTGGAGAGCTGCTCGCCCATCTGCTTCAGCGAACGCTCCCCCGGGTTGTGCATCCCGTCGAAGAGCATCGACCGACCCCGCTCACGCCGAGCGTCCACAGCGAACGGCATCACGTCGCAATCGGTCCCCTCCACGTTCTGGCGAAGCAGTGCGACGTGGTCGGGGTGGGGCTCAAACGCGGCGATGGTGCAGCCCGGGCGTCGCTTCGCGATCCACGCGCTGAAGGCGCCGATGTTCGCGCCGATGTCGAGCACGCAGGGCTTCTCAAGGGCGTCCAACTCCGGCACATCGTAGGAGCCCGCGAGAACGCTCATCACGCCCGCGTGCTCCGGGGGACAGACCTTCAGCGTCGGCGTCTTCTCGGGATCGACTACGTTCAGGCCGAGCGTCTTCCGGAGCTTGCCCTTGAAGACGTAGCCGCCGACGTGCTGAAGTTCGATGTCGATGCCCGCGTAGACCTTGCCCCCCATCAGGCGCCAGCGTCGGCAAAAGCTGTAGTCCTCGGTCAGGAGGCGGCCCATCGACGCGGGCTTCGCGGCGGCCTCGCGGTACGCGCGCGCCGTGGCCCCCAGTTCGAGCGACGCACCTCCGCTTCCGTCGGGCTCCAGCTTTGCTGCTTCGAGGAGCGCCGTCGCCGCCCGCTCCCGTTCTGCGCCCGGGTCGTTCTGGCAGAGGAAGACGTTGTGGTGCACTCGGTCGCGAGGCGCGTAGTCGGTCACGTACTCGATGCGCTCGCGGTAGTGCTCGATGTACCGGAGGAGCGCCTCACGCGTGACCATCAGGCACCCTGTGCCGACCTCCTCGACCTCGACGAAGGTCCCCAGATGGCCGAAGTCGCGGGCGTTCGCGCGGCCCTCGTTGTCCACGATCTGGTTGAAGATGAAGGAGCACGAGTAGTCCTCGAGCTCCTCGACCGGGACACCTCGCTTCACGGCGTCGGCGACCTGCGCCCACTCGATCGTCTTTCGAGGGTAGATGCCCGAGACGACGTCGAGCCCCGTGCGGACCATTTTCACGATGTCGTGCGGTTTGGCCACGATGTCGTCGTCGAGCTGCAGCATGTGCGTGAACGACTCGTCATCGACGATGCGCGAGGCGAGCTTGTTGCGCGCCCGGTCGACGCCTGTTCCCGGGTCATACTGGATCGTCAGGTCGATGCCGTTGATGGCGCAGATTGAGCGCAGTTCGTGCGTGAAGGGGCCGTGCGTCCAGGCCACTCGGCCCCCGCCGGCGAGCACCGCGACGAAGAGGTGGGGCTTCTTCGCTGACTCCGGGGGCGCAGGTATCGTGTCGTTGGACATGGGCGTCGAGGTCCTTCGATGGATGGATCAGATCCAATAAATGAGCAGCGCCGCGATCTCGTTCGCGTTGACGATGAAGCTTCCGACATTGCCGTCGGGGCCCGTCGCCGTTCCGAGAGGCAGGAGCACGAGGTTCTGACCCGAGGACGGGACGCCCAGCGTGTAGCCGGTGTCGCCCGCGGCACCCTTGAGCTTGAGCACCGGGTTGCCGCCCGAGGGGATGACGAGGAGCGCCCACGTCGCCGTCGGAAGCGGCGACTGCGGCGGCGTGATCGTGTTGTCGCCGACGCTCAGCGGCTTGGTGGTGCGGATGATCGGGCTGTTGGCGAGTTGCGAGAGTAGGACCGTCTCCTGGTCATTGAGGCTCGCGTACGACGTGCTGTTGGCCATCGCGAGAAGCACCTGCAGCGTCGCCGTTGCCGCCATCCATCTTTACTTCTCGCGACGGAGGAAGCGCTGCAAGTCCCCGTCGCGCATGCCGTAGGCGGTCCACCTCCGCCAAGAGCTCCTCCTCCGTCATGCCGGCGTAGAGCTTCTTCGGATCGTCGCGCTCCGGCTGCGCGGGGGCCCAGTGGTCCGGGCGGCGGACAGCGAGGATGCCCATTGCCACCTGAGGGTCCGACTCGGCGCCGCGCATCGCCATGCGCACGAGCGCGCGCTCGGAGTCGCCGGCCGCCGCGTCGAGCGCCCAGCAGAGTCGCGCCTGGAGCGTGTCCTTGCCCGCGGCGACGGCCTGTCCGCCCTCGGCGATCCACCGCTGGAGCGTCGTGCGCGTGAGACCCACGACCTTCGCCGCGCTCTCAACGGGCAGTCCCTCGCTCACGACCATGGCGATGGCGGCGATCGTCTCCTGGCAGAGGAGCGCGTCGCCGCCGGGGCCTCGTGGGAGCGATGCGCGGAGCGCGGCGCCCTCGCTGAAGGCGGTTCGCTTCGCGTCGCCGGTCATCTTCTCGCGCTGCGCGCTGGAGGGCTTGCCCATGGGTCACTTCGGGGGGAAGAAGCGGGCCTGCAGGCGCGCCCAGAGGTGCTGCCCGAGCTTCGCCGCGAAGCCAGTGACGAGGGCCAGGACGGCGGCCATCAGGATCTTCTCCGCGATGCCTCCAGCTTCCTCGAGCAGCGCGACGATGCCAGCGCCGAGGCCCAAGGCGACGGATCGCACCGTGTCGTGGGCGTCGAGGTGGTCGAGGCTCATGGCCACACCTGCACTGCGTTCGCCCAGTTTCCGGTGCTACTCATGTCGATCGGCGTCGGGATGGCGCTCACCGCATGCACCGAGGCATGCGGCGTCGTCTTGGCGTCGGCGAGGAGAGCCCAGAGGGCTCCGGTCGCGTTCTGGAAGATGGCCGCGTAAGTCTGCGTGACCGACTCGGACGCGGGGACGTGCGCTCCTCCGCCGACGTCGCGTCCCGCGATGGGCATCCCAAGCGGCGGATCGACCGCGGCGACGGCCGCTTGCGCGGCGGCGAGGCTGTTGAAGATGAAGGCCTGCATCACCAGCTACCCGCTATTCCGTATCGCGATGCGAGGTACTTGCCGACCTGGGAGATGTTCGCAGCGCTGAGAACAGAGGTGTAGAAGATGACCTCAGCGATGTACTTGTCCCAATAGACCGTTGGTCCCGGGTAGGCCCCAAATAGCTGCCTGCTTGCAGCGCTCGCGCCAAGCGTGCCAGTCGTCTTGACCCCATCCACATAGAGTCCGCTGGCCGCACCGTTAATGGTGACGCCGTAGACGTGCGGAATGGTGGTGTCGGTCGGTGATTTGCTGAACTGCGATCCGCCGCTATTTGCTACAATGAAATTGGGATTAAAACTATAGATGTAATTGTAAGTTCCACTGATGTCGGCCATCATCGCGTGCTCAACGCTCTGCGTCGCCGTTTGTCCAACGGCGAAGATGGTCATTGGCGCAGCCGTCAACGCGGACGGCGTGATCATGTATTCGCTCGTGCCGTTGAAGCTGAGCGCTGGCTGTCCCCCGATGGCGCTTTGCACGAGCGTCGGTTGAGAGGAGCCGGTGGCCTGGGTCGGCGAGTTGCCGTTCCCGCTCTGGTCGGCCCACGCGCTCACGCCCGTGCCGAGCGTGATGCCCATGTCGGCGCGCAGCCAGAGCATGCAGCCGGGGACCTGCGTCGGCTTGAATCCCGCGAACGTCGGGACCCGACGGTCGGCTCCTCCTCGACGACCGAGCATCGTTCGCTCCGTTACGGAGATGCCTGCCCGAAGCGGGCGACCGCGCTTCCGGAGGCGGTCATGAACGCGATGTAGCGGGAGGGCGAGGACTTGCCGGGCGGAAACTCAGTCTGGGGCGTCGCGCCGGCGACGACGAAGACGTCCTTGAAGGTCCCCGCGGGTATCACGTCGAGCTCGTTCCCGGATACCGTCACCGCGCCCGTCGTCGCGTTCACCGTGGAGTAGATCGCGGTGTTCGGGATCGCGTTGAGCGCGTTGATGTTGCTCCCGGTGACGAAGTAGATGCTCCCGCCGTCGGCGGTCACGCGGACGTACTTGCCGATGGGGTTCTTCTCGCCCGGATCGCCGCCGCCCTGCGCAGCGGGGTCCGCGGGCAACGACGTCAGGTCGACGACCGTGGGCGTGGTGCTGCAGTTGACCGCCGCGAAGGCGCCTGCCACGGGGGGGAGAACCGTCTGGTACTGCTGCTCGGCCTTGAGGCTCACGGCCCGCGTCGCGCCCGGGCGGGGCGCGCTCCTTCCGCCGTATCGGCGGCGCGATCGTCAGGGTCGGGAGCGTCGTCTCAGGGGCCGCCCACCGGGGCGCCGCGTCGTCCGCGTCGGCCCGGCGAGGTGTTCTCGGCCGCCTGAGTCTCGGTCTGAAGCATCGATGCGACGTTGAGCTTACTCAGTCCGCTCGCCGCGTGCACCTGCCCGGATGGCTGCGCCATCGCGGCGCCCCCGGAGGCGGCGCTCGAAGCCGAAGCCTGCAGCGCGGCGGTCATGCCCATGGGCACCGGCATCGGCTCGATGCCGAGGAGGCCGAGCTGCGCGCGGCGACCCGCCGTCAGGCGCGCCCCGCGGTCAGTCGCCAGCAGCCGCTGCGTAGTGAGCTTGGTCTGCTCCGCGAGCTTCGGCGCCACCACCACGAAGCCCCTTGCGAGCGTGGGCGTCAGCTCCCCGCGGGCCATGGCGTCGGTCGCCACGCGCGGATCGTGCGCCACCGCGGACGCTTCGAGGAAGGACCGCGCCTCGGTGTCGGACATGTCGCTGCTCTCGATGTCCTGCCCCGTTCCCACGAGCTGCTGCAGGCGCGCGGGGATGTTCGTCAGGATCCACGCGAGCGCGCGCCGCGCGACGCCCTCCTGCGCCGCGGCGGAGCGGGGGGCGAAGAGGGACAGGCCCGGGTCGAGGGCCGCCAGCCGCTCTCCGAGGTCGGTACCCTTGGCCGACCGGAGGACGTCGTTCATCGCAGCAGCGGCCGTCGCCCGGGCGGCGTGCGGGGGCAGGTCGGGCACCTCGATCGAGGCGAACCGCGGGACCGCGTCGCCGGTGACGGCCGCGCGCGCGCTACGGCGCATCGCGATCTGGATCTCGGTGCGCAGCGCGCGCATCTCCGCGAACCGCGCCACCTTGTGGGCGAGGAACGCCGCCAGCGTCGGAGCGTACTGGCGCGCGACCCCCGCCGCGGCGCCGCCGAGGGGATGCCCGAACACGAGGCCCGTGATCGCGTGGCCGACGATGCCTCCCGAGTGCCCGAAGACCTCGCGCCCGAAGCGCGACACCTCGCGCGCACGCTGTCGCTCGAGCGCGGCCTCGATGTCTTTCGCTTGCCCGTAGCGCGCCTTCGCGTGGACGTACCGGGCGAAGAGCTCCGGCTTCCCGGCGTCGCGCGCGGCGCGATCCATCGAAGCTTCGACGCGCGACTCGAGCGACCGACGGGCCGCCTTCTTGAGCTCCACCGCGGCGTTCGTGAGCGCGTCGCTCGCGCGGTTGTACGGGATCACCTCGTCGATCTTCGACCGCACCCCGCGCACGGCTGCGATCGGGACGCGCAGCTCCTGGTTCGACCGGCGCACCGCCGACACCATGTGCGCGTACGTCCGATCGCGCTCCGCGTGGATCTGCGAGACGCGATCGCCCGCGGCGGCGCGAAGCTCCTCGTGGCGCTGCATCTGCTGTTCGAAGGCCCCTCGCTGCTCCTGGTAGACCGCGTCGAGCTCGCGCGCGGCCTGGTCGCGCAGGGTGGACCGCTGCGAGTTCCGCGCTGCCACCGCCGCGTTCACGTCCTGAAGCGCGCCCTCCTCGAGCGCCGTGGGCGTGCCGAGGACGACGCCGAGGCGCTGCTTCTCCGCGACATCGCGCGTCGCCTGGAACTGCGCCACGAGCTTCTGGCGGTAGGCCTCGAGATCCGCCGGTCGCAGGCGCTTCGCCGGGCGCTCGAGCTTCGTGCCGAGGCCCGCTTCGTCCGCGAGATCGCGCCAGCGCGCACGCACCCGCGCGCCGGTCACCGGGGGCGGCGCGGGGCTCGATGGATCGATGAGCCCCTCGCGCTGCCACGCGTCCTGGTACAGCCGTTCCGCGGCGCCGTCCGGGAGCGGCTCGGGGGGTGCCGGATCGTCGCGCCAGCCGACGCCCTTGCGGATCTCCGACTTGAGCTGCGCGCCCGCGGCGTCCAGGTTCGCGCCGTAGATGCGGCCCTTCTCGACCGCTTCGTCGACGGCCTGGTCGAAGTGCTGCACGACCTCGGGCGCGCTCGCGCCATTGAAGTCCGGATCGGCCTCGCGCACGATCCCGTCGAGCATGCGCCCGTCGCGCTCCACGACCTCCTGCGCGCGCTCGTACTTCTGGGCGCCGGTCGCAAACGGACGCTCGATGCCCTCCTCGAGCGAGCGCATACCGAGCGTGCCGGGGCCATGGCGTGCGAGGAAGCTCCGGTACTGCCCCGCGCTCGCGCCGAGCCGACCCTCCGCGACGCGCGCGGCGAGGCTCCCCGCGGCGGAGATCCCGCGCTCGACCCCCGCGCCGACGAGCCCCAGCGCCGAGCCCCAGAGCGCGCCGTGCTCCATGCTGGCAAAGAGCGACTCTCCCGTGAGGTCCGTGTCGCCCAGCTCCGACTCGTCCGCGGCGTTCGCGGCTCCTACGATCGCGCCCTCGGCCGTCCACCGACCGAGCGTGCCCGCGGGCCCCGCGAGGCCGCTCTCTCCGAAGAGACGACCGATGTAGTCCTCGGCGCCCTCGCCGATCCGGCCGACGATCTCGTTGGGGTTCGCGTGGCGGAAGAGCGAGCCGAGCGCGCTCCCGACGGTGCGGCCCGACGCCTCGTCCGCGCGCGCGACCGCGGTCGCTTGGTCGGCGGCGGCGCGGATCTGCGCTGCGGCCTGCGCGGCCTCTCCGGTCTCGGCGGCGTCGCGCGCGGCGAGCGCGCCCTCCGCGCCAGACGCCCCTTCGCCCGCTCCGGCAAGCAGCTCCGCGCCCTCCGCTTCCTGGGCGCCCGGGACGAGCATTGGCGCGATGGCGCCGGCCGCCTCGGCCCCCATGCTCGCGGCGGGGTGCTCCTCGCGCAGCCCCTGGAGCTGCTGGCGCGTGCGCTCCGCCGCGTCGTCGCCGTGGAGCAGCCGGGTGCCCTCGATCGCCAGCCAGTCGGACGCTCCGAGCGAAACGCCCCGGGCTGCGCCGGCCGCCGCCGCCTTGACGGCGCCCGTCGGATCGACGTCCAGCTCCGCACCGTTCTGCAACGCCGTATCGACCTGCTCTCCGGGCACCGACCACGACTGGCCCTGCCATGTGATCGGAACGCTGGTTCCAGGCGCGAAGCGGATCTTTCCTGAGCGGTATGCCGCGGCCGCCGCCTCCTGCGGGACCTGCGTCGGCTGACCGCTCGCGACGTCGATGGCCGGGATGTCAGCCATGCGTCACCTAGGGACTGCACCAGGCGAGGGACGGTCGAGCGCATCTTCCGGCTCGGCTGCGGGGCGCAGCGCGCGCGGGGTCGCCCAGTACGTCAGCTTGTTCGCCTCCTTGCCGACCCCCGGTCCCGTCTGCACGTCGACCGGGACGGACCCCTGCAGCATGTCACCCCGGTACTGCTTCAGCATCCGGAGCATGCGCTGCGCCTTCGGCACGTCGAGCTTCGCGAACGTCGAGCCGAAGCTCGGCGCCTCCTCCTTCGCGAGCTGCGCGATGCTCGGGGGGATGCCGCGGGCATTCGCGAGTCGCGCGAGGTTCTGCGCCACGCTCGCGTCGACGCTGCTCGCCTCGCGCATGTTCGCACTCGTGGGCAGGTAGTCGAGCGCGCCGCGTCGGTTGAGGAGGTCGAGACCCTCGCGCAGGTTGTCCTCGAGCCGGTCGTACGCGTCGAGGTTCTGCCGCACGGCCTCCGCGTCGCCGTGCGGCACGAGGAACTGCTCCCCGCGGCTCGTAACGAGCATGTTGGGGTCGATCTCGAGGCCGCGCACCTGCGACGCCGCTGCGCCGGCCTGGCGCTGCGCCTGGATCTTCGCGAGCGTCTGCGCGCGCGTCGCCCGCATGTCGGCGATGAGCTGGTCGATCTGGGCCTTCTCGACGGGTCCCTTCGCCGCGGCCTGCGCATGCTCGACCTCCGTGATCGACGACCCGATGAGCGCCGCGCGCGCCTTGTCCATCGCCTCCTGCTCGGAGTCGCTCGTGCGCATGAAGGACGCGAGCAGGTTGTCCGCCTGCATCCCCGCCTTGTACTTGCGCTCGAGATCGTCCCGCTGGAGTGCAATGTCGCGGTCGACGAGCTGGTTGTGGAAGTCGACGGCGCCGCGCACGCCCCCGCCGATGCCCGCGAGCATCCCGCCGAGCACCGCCGCGATCTTCTGCGGGACGTTGCGCTCCGACCACCACCGGTTCGGATCGATCTGCCCCGCGGCGTAGTCACGATTGAGCTGGTCGACCTCCGCGATGCGCGCGCGCTGTGCGTCGGCGTTGGCCTTCGCCTGCGCCATCGACGCAAGGCCTTCGCCGCGCTGCTCCTCCGCGGCGTTCTCGAAGGCGCCAGCGACATCCGAGGCGCCAGCGACGCGAGCTCGCGATTCGTCCTCCATCGCGCGGATCCGGTCGTCGAAGGCGTTCGACCAATCCGCGCCGTAGTCGTGCGCGGGCGGACCGACGCCGCCACCGCTCGGGCGCGGCGCAGGAGCGACGGGCTGCGCGCGGTCGGGCGGCGCCGGCGCGTCGAGCGCCTGGTTCGCTGCCCGGCCGAAGGTGAACTGCGTCGGCTCGCGGAAATCGTCGCGCGGGTCCGCCGGCGGGTTGTCGGGCTGCAGCTCCTCCGGGAAGAGCCCGTGGTGCTTGCGCGAATCGGCCACGACCTGGCGCGCGGTGATGTAGTCCGGCGGGAGCGCCGTGCGGTCCTCGGGGCCGAGGCCGAGCACGCGCCCCTGGTACTCCGCCCACTTCTGCGCCACGTCGGCGTCGTGGTTCGCGGCGATCCGATCGCGGTCCGCGTCGGACACGGTTGCGAGATCGGCCAGCACCGGATCGGGCATCGGCGGCGGGACGAATGGGGACGGCGCGGGGCGCGCCGGCGCCGGCGAGTCCGCGTCAACCGCGAGCGCCGGCGACGACCCCGGCGCCGGGCTCTCCATCGGCAGGAGCTTGCCCGCCAGCGGATCGTACGACGTGCTCACGCCGCGGCCCTCCGCCCCTTCTTGCCCTTGCGCGCCATTGTGCGCCCCAGCGCCGACGCCTTCTGGCGCTTCGGCGAGAGGTCCGCGTCCGGGTAGCTCGCGACCATCTCGCGCTCGTCGTTCTCGGGACCGCGCGGGCGTCCGCGCGCTTCGTCGGCCCACATGCGCATCAGCGCGCGGACGTCGTTGCGCGACTTCGTGCGGCGTCGCGCCTCCTTCAGGTTGATGCCTTCGGCCTCGCCGGGCACCAGGTCGAATCCGCGCCGGTTCAGCGTGTTCTCCGCCTCGGCTTCCGCGGCCTGGTCGCGCTCCCAATCCTGCGCCGCCGAGCGCAGGCCGCCCGCGCGATCGAACGCGCGCCCGCGCGCGCGCATCACGCTCAGGAAGTCTGTCGGTCCCGCGTTCGGCTTCGACTTCGGCACCGAGAAGAGCGTCGCCAGGGCCGGCGCACGGGCAGGTGTCGGCTTGGTCTCGTACGGGTTCATCGCCGCGATCTCGGCGGCCTCGTACCGGCGTCGCGCCGGCTCGCTGAGCCGCATCTCGGCGTCCCAGACGGCCATCGGATCGTCGAGGTCCACCGGAGCGTCGCGACCACCGAAGCCACGGTCGCCGATATCGATGTCCGGCTTCCACGCGTCGATATCGACCGGGTTCGCGCTGGATCCCGGACGCGCGCGATCTGCGAGCTGCTCGGAGGCCTTCTGGACGGCGACGGGATCGTCGAGGTCGACGGGGTTGTCGCGCGAACCGAGATCGGCGTCCTGGTACTCGTGCGCCGCGGGCGCGAACGCGCGCCGGTTTACCGCCGCCTCGGCCGAGGACGGGATGTCCGCCATCGGCATCGACGCGTGCTGTCCCCCGCGCGACACGTCGACGTAGCCTCGGCTGCCGCGTACGAGCGAGGGCGCGTAACCGCCGCTCTCCGTCGGCACGCGGCCCGATCCCAGGCCGAGCCCCTCGAGCTCCCGGCCGTTCCGCTCCGAGTCGAGCACCACGCGCGCCCGCGGGGCCCGGTCCTTCAAGAGCCGCGTCGTGTCGTCGCCCCCGCCGGACCGCGCGAGGTTCGGGCCCGCCTCGATGTCGGAGAGGGCCTCGCGGCGCATCCGCGCAACGGCATCCATCGCCGCCGGCGCCTGATATGCGGCGCGCGCGCCCTCGATCTTCCGGAAGCCCGCCATCACGGGCTCCGAGAGGTCCGCGTCGCCGTAGTGCGCCGTGTTGCCCAGCGCGTCGGTGTACGTCGACGGGGGCGCCTCGGGGGGAGGAGCGTCCGTCGTTGTCGGCCCGGACCGCTGATAGCCCTTCCCCGCGGACGACGCGCGCGCCGCAGCGATCTTGCCGAGCGCGCCCGGGTTCGACCAGCCGAGGAGTGCCCCCGCCAGCGCGCCGCCCTTGCCGCTCTGCGCGGGCGACGGCGCGTCCGGATCGCCCGGCGCGCTCCCGCCGCGCGCGTGGATCACGTCATCCCAGCCCTTGCCGTACTCGCCCTCGTCGCCCTTGCCCATGCCGGCGGCATTCGTCGCGAGCTCCGTGGCCCGGGCCCACTCTCCCTCGGTCCCCATGTCGCCGTCGGCGTACGAGCCGCCCGCGGACGCGGCTCGGTAGAGGCCCGGGTGCGCCGCGCGCACGAGCTGCGCGAAGCGCGGATCGCTCCCGAGGTCCCCGTCGGCCATCTGCTTCGCGGCGCGCTGCCCGGGCGGAGCGTCGATGGGACCGGCGCCGTGCGGTGCCTGCGCCTCCCGCTCTTCCGCCGGAGTGAGGTGCTGCATCGCGACCTTGAAGCGCTGCCCGGTGCGCCGGTTCACGGCGAGCAGGAAGTTGTCCTCCTCGCGGAGCGTCCACTCGGCTGCGCCGCCGGGCTCCTTGAAGTTGCTCGTGCCCACGCGCGCGCCGCCCGGAGGCGTGCCACGCGCATCCCCGTCCGCGAACATGAGGGCGCCCGCAGCCATCCCCGCCATGGAGGTGAGCGTGTTGCCCGCAGAGGTCGCGTTCGACGTCGCGGACTGCGCGTTCGTCTGGTTCTGCTGTTCCTGGAGTTGGCCCTGCGACTGCGCGAGCCCCGCCTGCTGCCCCGCGGCCGTGAGGTCTTGGCCCCGGGCGCCGCTTGCGAGGCTCCCGGCGAGCTGCTCGCCTCCGAGTTGCTCCTGCGCGCGCGCCGTCGCCGCCTGGCCTCCGAGCTCCTGCGTCGCGTTCGCGCCAGCCATCATCGCATCACGCCGCGCGAGCGCCTGACCCGTGGAGCCCTGGCCGGACGCCGCCATCGCGCCGGCCTGCGCCTGCGCCTGCTTCGTCTGCTCGTTGAGGAGCGAGGTCGCGGCCGAAGGCCCCTGACCGGCCGCCGTGCGCTGCGCCATCGCGATGGCCTGCTGCTGCGCAGCCTCGTTCCCGGCGACGTTGCCCGGGTTGCCCTGCCACGCATTGGTGCCCGACGTGTCGATCGTCGGCGCAGCCTGGTTCTGGTTCGGGCCTCCGAAGATGCCCTGCGTGATGCTGCCGAGTGCCCCGACCGGATTGCTCATGGTGCGCCTCTCACTGCGTCGCCGACGCGGGGAGCTTGTACGGGCCCGGCATGACGCCGATGGAGAGCGTGAGGCCGAGGAGTTGACTGCCCTGCCCGGAGACCGAAGCGGGGTCGCTGACGTCCTGGAGCTGGAACTGGAACGCCTCCGCCATTCTACCATCGTAGGTGCGGAGTTGCGTCAGAGGGGTCGGCACGACGCCCCCGGGCGCGATCGAGCCCTGCGACGTGCCGTTGTTCCAGACCCACGACCGGTTCGACGCGAGCGAGCCATAGTCGATGCCGACGGAGATCTGGAGCCCGTGCGGATCCATTGAATCGAGGATCGCGAGGATGTCGTAGGTCCGGAAGCGGCCCTGGAGGCTCTCCTCCGCGTCGCTGCTCGACGGCACGCGGATGACGGGCGAGAGCCATGTCCACGAGACATAGGTGTCGTTGTCGTAATACGGACCCGAGTCGTTTGGAGCGTGCTCGCGCCACACGGTGCCGTCTGCGGCGAGGAGGTTCATCGTCGTGCGGTACACGTTGACCGAAGGCGATCCCCCTCCTGCGCCTTTGCCATATGCCACCGCCGCCGAGCAAAAGCCCGTCTGCGCGGAGCCATTCTCGACGACCGCGGTCGTCCACACGTCGAGCGCGTAGTCTCGCTGTGCGATCTCTCCGACCAGTTCGTGCGTCGTCACGCTCGGAGTGTCGGCCGCCGCAGCCAGCAGCAGCATCCGGTTGTTCTGCGGATAGAGCGCGGCGCCGAGGACCGTGGGGTAGGTCGCGAGCTCGTCTTCGATCGGTCCGCCCACGTACCGGACCTGCAGCCCACGGTCGAGCAGGCGCATCCCGATTGCGGACTGGTAGTAGACGCCCTCCGGCGTCGAAATGACCGACTGCGCCGAGACGACGCCGAGGTCCGTGGGGATCGGGTCCGGAGCGCCGAAGGTCTGACCCGAGCCGTCGTCGGCGGGGCCGTCTCCGGAGACGCAGTAGTTCCCCGCCGACTTGAGAATGACGAGTCGGTCGTCCATCGAGGCGACGTTGACGATCGGATCGTCGGCGCCGGCGACGACGGCCTGGAGCTCCTCGTTGACGCCTGGACCCTCGCCGGCGGCTCGCACCTTCGTGAAGAGAAGCTCGTTGCCGCGCGCCATCCAGAGCCGGTCCTTGTGATTCACCATCACGAGGCTGGCCGGGGGACAGAAGTTGTCGGCGCTCCCCGGAAGTCCGTTCGTGCCGTCGCCGTAGAGCCGCGGGAAGGGCGACGCCGCGTTCGTCCCGTTGAGGATGTCGTCGGCGAGGCCGTCAGTCACGACAATGCTGGATCCACCGAAGCCGTTGTATACGGGCGGAGCGAGTGTGAAGCCGCTGTCGCCGATATCGTCGCCGTTGAACTGGCGATCGTAAATTCGATAGTAGACGGAGCCGTTCTTCTCCGTGCGGTACACGCCGAGCGTCACCGGCGCCGTCGGTCCCGCGCAGAAGGCGCGCAGGTCGTGCCCGAAGGCGCTCGGCGGCTGCGGGCCGTTTCCGGGCCACTGGCGGTTCGTCACGCCCAGCGGCGGGATGGTGAACTGCACGCCGCCCGTCCACGTGTTGCCGCCCCCGATCTGCGCCGGCACTTGGAGGCCGGACGGCAGCCCCGATGCCGACTGCCCCATCGAGCCGACGCCGAGGAGGTCGACGATGTCCTGCCCCGTCACCGCGACCGGCGTGGAGCGCGCGCTGATGTGGAAGTTGCCCTGCGCGTCGAAGTGCTCCCACGTGAAGATCCACGAGTAGGAGTCGTCGAGCTCCGACCATGTCAGGTTGCCCGTGATGGGCTGCGCCAGCACGCTCTCGATCGTCCAGAGGAAGCCCATCTCGAGCACGTTCTGGCCGTCGTAGACCGAGGGGAGAGCGCCGCCGACCGCGGTGAGCTCGCCCCACTTCGCCATCGGGAAGCCGCGCCGGGGCTGCGTCTGGATCACGCCATATGCGGGCGAGAGGCGGCCGTTCTGGCCCGAGCTCACATAGCCGACGGTCGCCGTCCCATACGCATCGGTGCCGAGCGTCCATGACGAGCCCCCGGTCCAGCAATTCGGCGCCACGGGCGTTTGGTACACGTACGCATAGGACGAAGGAAACGTGATGACGTCGGCCGGCTGGAAGCCCCATCCCGGGTCCGCGAGCGCCGTGCGCGTCTGCAGGTTGCCCACTGGGCGCATGGGGAAGTAGGCGCCCGTGATCGTCGAGTTAGGGTTCGCGGCGAGATCGAGCGCGAGGACAAGGAAGCCGCCCTGCGTGAGGCTCGGGATCCACCCGAAGTAGTAGACGATGCCGTTCGCCTCGAGCCCACACGAGGCGAGCGTCACCCCGCGCGTGATGATCGCGTTCGTCCCGCTGGCGTTCGGATAAAGCGTGAGGGGATTGCCCGATGCGCCGACACTGAACTGGTTTTGGATGATGCGGGCGTTGTTCGCGGGAAACCAGGAGGCCGTCTCGGCCGACGAGACGCCTCCGAAGGAGGGCAGACTGAGGCGGTTCTTTTCGCCTTGCTGGAGGCCTACGAAGTTCGCTGGCTGCACGAATGTGATGCTCGGCGGCTTCTGGTAGTTCGCGCCGGGGCTAGAGACCGCGATATTCGTGATCGTGCCGTTGCTGTCGATCGTGATCGCGCCCGCGGCCGCGCCGCCGGAGACGAGCACGGAGACCGAGACGCCGCTCGCATTCCAGTTTTGGCCCCCGTTGATCACGTTGAGCGACTGGATCTTGAGCTTCCCCGCCCCGTCGGATGCCATGACTGCCTCGACGACGGCGCCCGACGCGAGCCCCGCGGAGTCCACGACTGTGACGTCTGGCGTCGACGTGTACCCGGCGCCGGCGGTGCCGATCGTGAACATCGACGCGGTGAGGGCGCTGGCAGTCGGCGTGACGGTGATCGACGCCGGCGTTCCCGGGTTGCCTCCTCGGTCGAAGACGATGGTCGGCTCCGCCGAGCCGCTGTAGTTCATGCCGCCTTCGGTCACGTTGATCGAGCCGACGTTGCAGAGGCAGATCGCCTCGGCCGAACCGGTCGTGAAGGGCGTACTGCTTGCCCGGACGGAGACGCTGGGGACGGAACTGTACGAGTACGTGGCGCCGGACCCGAGGGTGATGCTCACGAGAGCCTCGTTGGATCCGTCCATCACAGTGGTGAGCGACGGCCCTCCGCTGGGGAGCGATGCGGTCGTCGTCGTGGTGCCGACGAATGTCCACATCGTGGTGACGAGGACCTCTTCGACCTTGTACGCGGGGACGGCGAGCGCCGTCGCGCCGGAGCCGGCGGCGCCCGCGGACTGCGCCGAAGTGAATCCGGCGTTCCAGCACGACCCCATAGGGGAGTGACTCACCACGAAGCCGTTGTCTTGATATGAAACGTCAAGCCAGTAGGGCGCCGTCTCGAAAGCGTCGGTCCCGGTGTAGACGGTCGTCGCCGTAGAGATCCCGGTCATCGACGGGTACCCGCCCGCGGATGCCTGGATCGTGTACGGCGTCGATGTTCCTGGATCCGCCCCCTGCGACCATGCGACGGCGACGAGCCCCAAGTTGTTGTCGGCGCGCACGCCGAAGCCGCAGACGATGTTCGTCCCGCCCGGTGCGGCGGCGACCACCCACTGAGCCGTTGTCGTCGTCGGATTCGAGATGGGGCGCCGCTCGACGACGATGTCCGTGCCGGTCCACGTACCCGGAAACTCTCCATTGGGCGTGTATGTCCCCGTCTCGTACGCGAGTACGAACGACGTTGGGTCTCCGAGCACCGCCTTCATGTCGAAGGCGTTGCCCCAGAGCACCCAGCCGCCATTGCCCGTCGTCGGCACGGGCAGGCTGGACATCACGTACGGCCGCGGAGACGCGGCGTTGCTGGTCCCACCGGCGGCCAGAATGTTCGTCCCAGCGCCCGTCCCGCCCCAACCCGCGCCGCTCGTCAGCGCGGCGTAGCTCATCGTCTTGAAGAGTATCTGACCGTTGTAGGTCGCGGGCGTCGACGACTGCGGGCCGGTGACCGAGTAGCAGATGATCCATGTCCCGCCGACGTTGGCGAGCCGCACAAACTGCGTGTTGATGCCGCCGGCCGAGTCGACGACCGAGGGGCCCACGAGCTGGCGGCCCGTCGACACCTCGAGCGCCGACCACATGAGCGTCCCGACCTGGGATACCGGCTGCTGCGCGATGATGCGCGTGGCGGCCTGCAGGCCCTTCTGCGGCTCAGTCGACGGGTCGATCCAGACGGTGACGAGGACGTCGTTGTACTGCGACGACTGCGGCGAGAACGTGGACCCCAGGGACGCGCCAGCGACGTTGTCGCCCGTGATCGAGAGCTCCGGCGCTGGGCCGCGCAGCACCGGGCCTCCGAGGTCGTCGGAGTACGCCTGCAGCGCCGTCGCCGCCTGCCCACTCGAGGGCACCGTGCCGCGCCCAAGGACGAGAAGCGTGTCGCCCGGCGCTGCGCCGTCATTCCACTGCCCGAGCGCGAGGCCGGCGCTCAGCGTGAAGCCGGAGCCGAGGGGGTCCGTCTTCGTGAGGGGGAAGTAGCCCAGGCGCTTCTCGAGCCGACCGGCCTTGTTCGCGACGAGGTTCAGCGCCTTCGCGGCCTTGCCGCGCGGGATGCGCTGCGGCGCGAACTTCTGAGCGAGACCGCCCAGGATCGGGACCTCGAGCGGCTGCTTCTTGAGGGTCATCTCCTACCCCGCGAAAATCTCAACGTCGTAGGTGCCGGTGCAACTCGCCGAGAGGACGAGGTACTGCGTCGGGTCCTTGCCTCCGTTGCTCGCAGCGTCGACAGCCGCGAAGACGTCGCTCCCGGCGTATGAGCGCGTGATCCGGTAGCCCGTGAACGGTCGCCCGAGCCCATGCCGGATGGTCATGGTCGCCGGCGACCCCGCCTTCCCGGTGGCCTTCTGGGCCTGCAGAATGACCTTGTTGAGCGTCGGATCGCTGCGTGACGCGCGGGTAGCATCGTCAATGTTGTCCTGTAGTTGCGTAAGAAATCGCTTCGTCTCGTCGTCCAGGTGGGCGGGAGGCTGGAGACGACGCAGCGCGTGACGCTCGACGGACGATGGTCTCCCCTGCGCGTCGATGATGGTGGGCACGATGGGCTTGCTCATCCGGTCACCCTTGGAACTTCAGGACGCGGCGCGTACTCCATCGATCCATGAGACCCTCAACGCTCTTCGTGTTCGCGTGCGCGTTTGCCGGCTGCGGCGGCGGCCAATCGATCCTCGAATCGCGACTTCTTCCCGATGCCTCCACTAGTACCGATAGCGATACGTCCGATGCAGCTACCGATTCGGTCTCCGACGTACCCGTGATGCTTCCGATGTGCTGTACCGGCACGGACGATGCCGGTACCGCGTGGACATCCTCGTGCGACGGGACTTGCGCTCTCGGCGCCTCGTGCACCGTGACGGCGTTTCTTTCGGGACCTTCCGCTGAAGGCGCGACCGATAATACCTTCTCGCTGCCTGGCATCGCCAAGACATGCCCCGTGTGCATGGGCGCCCAAGGCAGCGCCGCGAACCCGCATTTCTGCGCGCCAAGCAACGCAGCGAGCAACGGAGGACCGGCGACCGCCATCGTCGACTCGACGAGCATTCCGCAAGGGCTCGGGTTCCCGTACGAGCCAGCGTGCTGGTGCGCAGGGCACGACTCATGCGTGCCGATCACGCCCGAGGGCGGCATCGCAACCGGTCCCACCGGCATCGTCGCTTGCTGCACGCCGCGCAACGCTACGCCCGGGAATCCATGGCTGTTCGCCTGTCCGTAGGTCACAGCAGTCCGCCCCGGCCTCGGAACCCTCGCATTCCCCACCCTCGGATGATCTGCGTCTTCGGCGGCCGTGAGCGGTCCCGCCGTCGAGCGATCGACTGGATGCGCTCGAGGTGCTGCCCCCAGTCGCTCTGAAGCGCCGCGGTCTCGAGGTCGTCCTTGCGACGCATGAGGATCGCCGCCCACGTCGCCGCCGCGTCCTCGAAGCCGAGGATCCCGTCGAAGGTGTCCAGGTCGTTGACGAGCCGAGGACACGTCGGGACGTAGCGGACCCTGAGCCACGAGCCGACCGGGGGCGTCGGCAGGATCTCCAGGCTGTACGTCGTCGCGATGGTGCCCTGCGTGAGCGCCGCTGGCGCCGCGGCGAAGCCGTACCGGAAGCGGCAGCCTCCGAGGCCGATGCCGCCGAAGCTGTTCGTCAGGAGCCGCGCGCGCTCACCCTCGTCCTGGTACGGCTCGACGGGGAGGAAGGGGCCGTTCACGCCGGACGCCCAGTTCACTCCCACGAGCTGCATGTAGTCGAGGGGGAGCGGCACGACGCACGCTCCCCCCAGCGGGGGCGACTGCATGATCTGGACCGGCGTCTCCGTGAGGTAGAACGGCCGGTCCTGGACCTTGATGATCTCGGCATAGACGCGCGCGAGACCCTTGTTCACGTACTCGTAGACCTCGGAACCGACGCCCGTCGGGAAACGGGACGTCGCGTTCTCGAGGTCCGCGAGACGCAGGGCGTCGGTCGCGAGCTGCAGGAGCGTGCGCGTGCGGGCCATCGGTCACACCTCTCGCCCGCGCGCCGTCAGTCCTCCTCGGGCTCGGGCTCCTCGTCCTCGTTGCCTTCGTCTTCCTCTTCCGGGTCGTCGCCGCCCTTCATCGCTTCCGCGATCTCGGCGTGGACGAAGGCCCGGAGCGCAGCGCCGAAGTCCGCGCGGTCCTCCGGCGCGATGCCGGCCATGTCCGCGAGGTCCTCAAGCGCCATGTCGGAGTGCGCGCGGTGGTCTCCGCCCGCGTCCTCCCCCTCGTCGCCGTGGCCCTCCTCGTCGGCCTCGGCTTCGTCGTCGTCAGGCTCCCCGGCCGATGCGCCCCCGCGCGTGTCGTCCATCTCCGGCTCGCCCTCGTCGGCGAAGCGCCGGCCCCCCTTGCGAGGGGCCATGCGCTCCATCAGCCCGATCAGTGCCGCCTTCGCCGCCATCGGTCACCTCACCGGCTGTTCGGGTTCTCCGAGCACGTGATCGCGAACGAGACGCGGTAGTTCGCCGAGGGGTCGGCGAGCGCGCCGCCGGTCGTCGACGAGATCACGAGCTTGGAGTTGGTGCTGTCGGCGGCGTAGTTGCCCGCCGAGTAGCTCAGGAAGTCCCCCGTGATCATGAGCTGCACGGGGTTCGCGGTCGGCACCGCGGAGCCGGAGATGGCTGCAGCGGGACTGACCCAGGCCGAGGAGTCGATGATCGAGGCGAAGCTCGTCTCGTCGAGCGTCACCCCGTAGACGCCTGTCGCCAGGTACGCCAGCACGAAGCCGGACGCCCAGTGCGGGCGGATGCTTGTGGAGCCGTACGCCGACGGGTTGAGGATCGCTCCTCCCGAGACGACGAACGACCCCTCGATGTCGACGAGGTCCGGCACCCAGGAGCGCCGCATCGCCTTGACGCCGAAGGTCATGGCTTAGACCTCTTCCCAGAGCACCTGGAACTTGGTGCCCGCCGGGATCGCGATGCCGATTCCCGAGTGGGTCGTGGTGACCGCGATCATGCTGCCCGCGGGAACGACCTGGTTCACGTTGGAGTTGGCCGCGACGACGACGCTCTGCATCCCCGTCATGTTGCCGACGCCACCGTTGGCCGTCGGCTTGTTGTTGATGCTTCCCTGCGTGGTACCCAGCCCCGGGCCGCTGTTGTCGTTCGAGTACCCGTACGCGATGGTCACGTAGTTCGCGAGGTCGTTCGCTCCGTCCATCGCGATGTTCGCCGCGGGCAGCACGCGCACCTCTTTGATCATCACTGCCCGGTCGACGCGCGCGACCGGGAAGACGTAGTCGCTGCCGGCGGTCGACGCGGTGTCGCCGACGGTCGCGGACTCGAAGCGTTGGGCGTCCTTTGCGACGACGTCCGCCGCGTTCGAGACGTTGCGATTCCCCGTCAGGCTTCCCTGGAGAACCGCCTTGAAAAGACTGCGATCGGTCAGAGACATGGCGTCCTCCTTACGAGCTCACGCTGATGACGGCGTTGCGCCCCGGAGCCAGGCAGATGACCTGCAGGTCCGCGAGCACTCGCAGTTCGAAGCCGTCCGCCCACTCCTCGCGGTAGAGCGCGAGGCCGGAGCCAGCTTCCATCACCGGGAAATCGCCGGTGCTCGAGATGTACCAGGAGTCGAGCTCCAGGCCGTACACCTTGCCCGTCGGCACGCGCGGGTCGCCGAAGATCTTCACCTGCCCCGCGGTCCCCTGGAACTGGATCCCGTCGATGGGCTCGCCGAAGACGTGGCTCCCGATGCTCGCGGGCGCCTGCTTGACGGTCTGGATGTTCCCGGCCGCCTGGAGCTCGAACATGAGCGACTCCAGGTTCGTCGGGTTGTAGAAGGCGTGCGTCGGGTTGCCCGAATGCCGCACGGCCTCTCGAACGAGGCGCATGCACGCCTGCTTCGGCGTGAGTCGCGTCCCGTCGATGCGGATGCCCGCGAGGCGGAGCGGATCGCTCGAGCGGTTGCACGAGAAGAACGAGTCGGTCGACCCCGGGTCGGCGAAGGGGACCCACGCGCCAATGCCCTGCAGGACGTTGCCGTAGTTGCCGTCCCGCATGAGGTAGTCGCCGACCTGCAGGCCGGGGATGTTCGACTGATCCATCCAGTTGCCGCTCGCGGTCTGCAGGTGCCAGGTCGCCGAGAGGCCGCGGTTGACGGCTCCGATCCGGGCGCTCCCGCCTCGCGTCGCGGTGGGTCCGTTCGTCGCCGGAGTCCCGTCGTCGGGCGCCGCGTCGACGGTCATGTTCATGTCGAACTTGACCGTATCGTCGACGTTCGTGAGCGTGAGCTGGTTGCCGTTGATGCTGGCGACCACGCCCAGCGATCCGCCGCCGTTGCCCCAGAGCTGCTCGCTCGCCGAGAACTTCCAGCCGAGGATGGCCTGCTGCGCGGCGCGGTCGAGCGCCCCGATGATCGCGCGCACGTTCCCGCGAGACAGCGCGATGGCCTGGCGGTCGATCGACTCGAGCGAGTAGATGACGCCGGGCGTGATCTTGAAGCCCGCGAGGCTCGACGGCTGCTTGTTGCGCTTCGCCGTCGAGAAATCGTTGCTGACGCCCTGCGAAGGTCCGTAGCCGACCGCCGTGTGGACGACGTTGGCCAGGTCGAACTCCTTGCGCATGAGGGCGTAGCCCGCCATGCCAAAGCACAGCTCGTCGTAAATCTGATCCTGAGGCCACACCTCCTTGAGGAGGGCACTCAGACTGGTTGTGGTTTCCGCTCCCGATCCCATGGGCCGAACTCCCGGGGCCGCCCTCTGGGCAGCCGCTCCGACGTCTCAGGCCGTGGGCAGCGGGAACTCGGCGGCGCGCGTCAGCCGATGCGCCCGACACGACCGGCAAGGCGGTCGACGTGCCGGCGATGCCTCTCCTGCGGAGTCATCGACGGCCGTGCGGGGGCACGAGGCCTGGGCGGCGGCGCGACGGGCTCGTCCTCCTCGACTTCCTCGGAGGGCGCTGCTTCGCGGCCAGATCGGGGTGCGTTCGGTGTCTTGGCAGCGGGGGCGTTCGGCTGACCGGTCGCGGCGCGTCGCGGCTCGAAGCGGGACTGGATCCGCGTCCAGCGCGGGTCCTTGCGGGCCCGTGCTTCGAGCTCTTCGCAGAGCCTGTCACCGTCCCAGCCCCACCGCAACTTCTCGTTCTTCTCGGCGAGGGCGTCCGCCTTCGCGACGAGCTCCTCGGGGCTGTAGATGGTGTTGAGCGCCTCGAAGCGCTTCTCGTCGCCGGTCACGTGCGCGAGGAACGCGGAGCGAGCGGCCGAGAGGCTCTCCTCCTCGCGCGCCGACTCGAGCCTCTTCTGCGCGTCGCGGATCTCCGAGAGCTGGCGGTCGTTCTCCTTCCGGAACCGCTCGAGCGCGAGCTCCACGCGAGCTTCCGCGGGCGAACGCTCGCCGCGCCCGAACGCGACGAGATCTGCCTGCGTCAGGCCATGCCGACGCGCGAACTCGATCGGGTTCGTCCTGATCAGATCGATCTCGCGCTGAAGAGCGCCCTCGCGCTCGCGCACGCCTCGCTCGAGGTTCGCCGCGCGCTTCGCGCGACTCTCCGCCTCGCGCGCACGGTCCTCCGAGGCCTGATCGCGCTCGCGGATCTTCTGGGCCTCCCGTCGGCTGCGCGTGCGCGCTTCATCCGCGCGACGCTGGAGCTCCACGGCGCGCTGCAGGCGGCTCGCGGGTCGCTCGGCGCGGGCCCCATCGGACGCGGGCGGGGATGACGCTGCGTCGGGCGCCTCGCCGCCATCTCCCGATCCGGCTTCGGCATCGGCCTCCGCGGGCGCGGTCGCCTCCGGCGGCGACAGCGCTTCGGCGCGCGGCTGCGGCGCCGGCCCCGTGACGCCGGGGATGACAACGGTCTTTCCTTCCAGGCGCGCGAGCAGGGACTCCTTCGCGGCGCTGTGCTTGTCGGCGGGCGTGGACATGTCGGATCCTTCAGGAGGCGGCCAGTGCGGGCGCCGGCGCCACGGGTGCATTCGGAGAGATTGGTTGCGAGATCGTCTGCGGAGAAGCGGGTTGCGCGGTCGGCCCGCCGGGGGCCGCGGGAGCGGCTTGCGCGGCAGCGGCCTGCGCCTGAAGCGCCGCGGCTTCGGCCTTCGCCTTGTCGACGATGGCCTTCGCGAGCTGCATGTACTTGTCGAGGTTCCTGAGGCGACGCTGGAGCAGCGGGTCGTGCCACGTGCCCTTGTCGACTGCGTCGGCGCTGATCTTGTTGTAGAAGGCGTCCGCGCGCTGGAGCGCGTAGTCGCAGTCCTGGTGCTCGCTCGGCGGCAGGAAGGCTTGCTCGGAGAACGGATCCTCGTGCGAGAGCATCGCGGCGATCTGCGCGTCGCACACGTCGCGCGGCGAGAGCATGAGCGCCTCTTCCTGCGTCGTGTCGGGAAGCTCCATGTATCGGAGCACCGTCGGTTTATCGAAATAGCCATTCGCCCCGAGCTCGAGGAGGCGCTGCAGCTTCGCCGCGGGCGTCTTCGGGAGCAGCGAGATCGCCCACTCCTGCGCGACGTAGCTGTCCTCTTCCAGGTCGACGTCGCGCTTCCAGAGGATCTTCTCGCCGGCGCCGCGGCCCGCCGAGAGGACCTCGAAGTCGCCATACCGACGCGCGACCTCACGCACCTCGTGGAGCGCAAGCCGCGTCGTGTCGAGGACGCACTCTTCGTCGTCTCGCTGGAATCCGATGAAGCGGTCCGTCTCGATGTCATCGAGCGTCTGCAGCGCCAGCGCCGCCGTCACGCCCGCGGGCTTCTGGCTCTGGGCGCTCATCGTGGAGACGCCCGAGAAGGAGTACGGATCGACGATGAGCTGGCGGAAGTAGTCGTACGTCTGCTCGTTCACCGGCTCCGGGTTGACGGCCACCGGAGGGAGGCCCGGCGTGTGCCGGATCGTGACGCCGATGTCATCGGTGAAGTCGGCGTCGAGCATCTGGGAGCCCTCGGGCACGAGCCAGAACTGGCCGCCCACCGTGCGATGCGCGTACTCGAGGCGCTCGTCCATCATCGAGATCCGGTCCTGGAATCCGGAGAGCTCATCGCCCATGCCGAGGCCCCACCACCCGGAGATCGAGGGGTCCTTCACGAGGCGTGAAATCGGGAAGTCGGGCCGGTCGTACCGCTTGTCGGACAGCGTCGCGTCGAGGAGACACACTGTGCGGCGACCGTCGAGCGCCCCGGGGCCACTCGGGAGGTGGATCGCCTCCACGACGGTGCACCGATTGCTCATCGCGAAGACGTCGGAGACCGGCTGGAAGGCCTCGTCGAGCACCGGGGCCGACTCGATGTCGTCGGCATGCTTCGGGTACCGCATCTTGAGCACGCCCTTGTCCAGGAAGCGGATCAAGTAGAGCGTTCGCGGGTCGTTGTACCGGGCCTCCGACGGGTCGACGTTCACCTCCCACGGGAGAAGATTCTCGATGCTGATACGACGTCGATCGCGGGCGACGAGCAGATGACCGGTGCCGAAGAGGCCCGCGTCGCGCACTTGGATGTGCCGCTTGCGGTAGTAGGCATGCTTGCGTAGCAGGCCCACACTGAAGCGATTCAGGTACTGGACCCGCTTGCGAAGTTTGGAGTCCGCGTCGACGGGCAAGAAGTAGGGGCTCGGCCGGTTCTTGATGACCTTCGCGGTGAGCGTGTTCGTCGTCGACCGGATCACGTTGTACGGCGCGCTGCCCGGGATCGTGGAGATCGGATCGAGGCCCCCGATGGGGCCCGCGAGCGCTTGGTCGAAGCCCCCGTAAAGGCGCGCGTAGTAGAACCACTGCGCCCGCCGGGCGGCGTTGCGCATCCACACCAGGTAGGCGGCGGGGATGAGCTTTTCGTGCCGAGGCGTCGACGGCGAGCCGTCGAACTCCGACCCGTCGACGTCGGGCCACCAGCGGATCGCGTCCGCCCCGTAGTACGACGACCACCCGCCGATCACGGGGAGCGGGCGATGGGCGTCTCCGTCTCGGGCTTGCTGGCTTCGTCGACGACGTCTTCCACGAGCTTCGTGAGCGACTTGCCGGTCTGCGCGCCGAGGTCGGCGCCGGCGCGGCGCGAGGCGCGCGCGATCCGCTGCTGCTCGAGCGTCGCCTTGGCCTGCGCGATCCCGGCCGTCGCCAGCGCGGCCGTCGGTCGCGGCGCGGGCGTCTGCTGGCCTCCGACGGCGCGGTCCGGCACGAGCGCGAGCTTGCAGCCCTCGAACTCGACGCATGCGACGCCGTGCTGACGCATGCCGGCCATGAGCCGGAGCACGTCGTCGGCGCTCATGCGCCCGGGCGCGCTCTTCGAAGTGCGCTTCATGAGCCCCGAAGCTGCCGCAGCAGGGCGGACGGTACAACTCGCCGGAGGGTCCGCGCGAGACGCTGGTCGGACCGGCGCTGCTCCTTCTCGCGCTCGCGGTAGATCCGCTGCCGGCGCTCCTCGTTCGCGCGCACCTCGGCCTCGAGCTGCGTTCGGGGGGCGATGGCGGGGGCCTTGGACTTCAGATCGACCCCCGAGAGGCCGGCGACCATCGCCGAGACGATGTCGCCGTGCCCACCGTCGCGCGTCCGCGGCTGATGGATCGAGATCTGCCCCCCGGGCTTGTGGGTCGATCGCACGCGCCGGAGCTGCAGGAGGAGACGCGGGTGCGACGGGAAGCGCACGCGATCCTGCGCCATGAGCGCGCGCACGACGAGGCACGCTTCCGCGGTGGTCCCGAGCGTCGACACGAGCCCCAGGGAGTGCTCCGCGAGGTGCTCCTCGATCGCCCGCCGGTAGTGGGCGTCGGCGACGACGAGCTTCGCCCCCGCGCGCGCCACGCGCCGGGCGGCGTCGTGCACCACCTCGCTCGGGACGAGGTGCATGCTCGGCGTGGGTCGCCACTCACGCAGCTCGCAGCACACGAAGCGCTCGATCGGCGGCTTCGGTGCCTCGGAGAATGATCGGAGCACCCACCCGACGAGCGCCGACGAGTCGACGTCGAAGGCGAAGTCGCCGCCAAACCGCACCGTCTCGCCCGGTCGGACCTCGAGCACGGGCTCGTCGTCGAGCACCACGAGGCTTCGGTCGATGCAGCGCTCGATGAGCGCCTCGGGGAAGAATCGCTCGGCGTCGGCGGAGAGAAACTCGGCGTCGAACTCGCGCGCGGCGTTGTCCGGATCCGACTCTCGCTCGAGACGGACCATCGCCTCCGTCTCCGGCGACGGGTTCATGGTGAGCGTCGAGGCCCGCGACACCGTCGCGCGCTTCGGCGCGCCGTGGTTCTCCTTGAAGAGATCCCACACGAGCCCCGCCTGCGCCCACGGCGACGAGACGATGACGATCTGGGCGCCTAGCAGGAGGCGCGGGCGCGCGGCGCGGTAGATCTCGATGTCGGAGACCTCGTAGCCCTCGTCTCCGAAGAAAGCCGCCTCCTCCATCATGACGCCCGCGAGGGGCGCACCGCGCACCGCCTTGCCGCCTCCCGTCGCCGGGCGGGACTCGATCGTCACCGGGTGGCCATCGGGGCGCACGATCCGGACGACGTCGAGCGTCTCCTCGTAGTGCAGGAGCCGCGCGAGCACGGGCTTCGCCTGGAAAACACCCTTCACGAAGGCGAGCGTGCGCCGCGACGCGCGCTGATCGGGCGCGATGATCGGAACGAGGGCCGCCTCGCCGACGGAGAGCGACGAGAGGTCGACCGAGAGCGCGAGATGCAGTGCGCGCCCGGCGATGAGCACGCGCGATTTGCCTCCCCCGCGGCCGCCGACGTGCTCCACCGTCACGAGGGCACTCGGATCGGGCGCCGTGCGCAGGCCGCCGAAGATGCTGTCGACGTACTTCGGCGGCGGCGCGCACCCGTCGAAGAGGACGCTCGTGATCGCCGCCTGCGCCTCGGTCAGCTCGAGGCCCAGGAAGGCCGGTGCGAAGTCGACGAAGCGCGAGCCCGGGCGGGAGAGGCGCGCGAGCTCGAGCTCCGTCAGTCGCTCGAGCGCGAGCGCGAGGCGCTGCGCGTCGTCGATCTCGACGTCGGCGCCCGGAAGGACGCGTTCAGGCTGCCGACGTCGGCTCCGGATCGGCATCCGTCGCCGGCTCCTCGACGGCGGGAGGCGTCGTCACGGCGCGGCGGCGCGCGCGCGGCGGCGGGGCCGCCGCGGGTAGGGGCTCCGGCGCCGGCTCCTCCGGCGGGATGGGCGCCTCGAGTAGAGGCCATCGCTTCTCGAACTCCTCGAGCAGCGCCGCCGCCTCCACGGGCCCGATCTCGCTCGCTCCGTGCGCGCTCATCTTCGTGCACAGCACTAGGTCGAGCGCGACGCTGCGCTTCGTGCCGTCCTCCCGATCGACGAGACGCACATCTCGATGCCGAGCAAAGATGTAGACCTCACCCTTCACGTCGAAGATGTCGCGCCGGAGGGCCACGGGGCCGGCCCCTGACTCGACGAACTGGAGCGGTCCGCGGGTGACGGGGTCGGGGCAGTAGCCGATGGGTCGGTAGGCTCGGATGCGCATCGTCGTCTCGCTCGTCAGAGGGTCTTGTTCCAGTCGATCGTGCGACCTTTGGCCGCAGCCGCGCGATCGACCTGGCGTCGGAAGTCGCGCATCGTGCGCGCTCGCGCCTGGATGTCGTGGAGTTGGTAGTGCATCTGGCCAGTCGCCGAGGCCAGTCGATCAAAGAGCTTCCGCTCTCCCGGGGTCCGGCAGGCGGCGCACGGCTCCGACTCGCCGATCGAGGTCGGTGCGGCGTCGAGGGCTTGCTTCAGCAGATGCGCGCGCACGACGGCCTACTTCTGCGCGAAGTCGCAGACGCCGTTCGCGTCGTAGACGGCGTGTCCCGTCACGACGAGCCCCGGGTCCACGACGGCCATGAGCTCCTGCTCGTGCAGGAACACGAGGTCGCCGTCATCGTCGAGACGACCGAACGTGTTGTCGTACTTCGCGCCGCACACGCGCGGGTGCATCACGAAGTCGCCGACGGCGAGCTCCCAGGGTCGCAGCGAGCAGCGAGTGCCGATCGAGACGACTTCGGAGATCACGACGTCCTCGCGCTTGCCGCCGACGAGCACGATCGTGCCGACCTGGCGCGCATTCGGGGGCCGCTTGACGAGCACGCGGTCGTGCAGGGGCTTAAGCCGGCGCCCGGGCTGCAGCGGCTTCGGCGCCGGACGCTGGGTGAGCGACTCGGAGACCGAGGACGTCATCGCCCGCTGCCTCCGCGACCCCCGCGCGGCGCCTTGCCGCCGCTCTCGCGCTTCTCTCGGAGCGCGGCGGCGATGGCCTGCTTGCGCGGGTGCCCCGCCTTCTCCATCTCGGCGATGTTCCGGCCCATCGTCGCGCGGCTCGTACCCTTCTTCAGCGGCATCGTGGTTCTCCTGTCTCGTTCGTGCGGGAGCTAGAGCTACTTCTTGCGGCTTCGCTCCAGACGAGCGTGCTGCTCTTCATGGAAGCTGGGGACCGTCTTCCCCATCTCGTGCATGGCGCTGGCGTTCGTGCCGCCGCCGTGTCGCTCGGGGGCGAGCGGCTTTCGCGGAGCCGCGCCCTTGCCCGCCTTCGCGGCCTCCCCGGGTGTCTTCTGCGTGCCGGTGATGGCCACCTCAGGCCCCGGCCTTGCGGTCGCGCTTCTGATCCCAGGTGTCGACCGTGCCGATGCCCTTGTCGTGGACGCCAGGGAGCTTCAGCTCCTTCGACTCCATCCGCGTCGCCTCCGCGGGGAGCTTCTCGGTCTGCGACTTCGGGAGCTTGATGCTGCCCGCGAAGTCATTGTTCTTCGGAGTGCTCTGCGAGCGAGCGATGTGGCGCGTGTCCGCGACCGACTTGCTCACCTCGCGCCCCTGCGTCTCCGTCTTCCCGCCGCCCTTCGACTTGCCCATGGACGTTGCCCTCGTGCTCAGAAGCTCGTGATCGTGTCGATGACCTGATGCGGGCGCCACAAGGGGCGACCCGTCGGCTGGCCGTCGGCGCCGCGCGCGCCCATCGTGAACCATGGCGGCGGCAGCGCCGTGAGGAAAACGAGATCGCCCTGCGCGTCGTCGATCCATCCGCAGAGACGCCGCGCGATGCCCTGGCGGCGGAAGTTCTCGCGGACGTAGACGTAGTGCAGTTCGCGCCGCGATCGGTCCTCGCACGCCCAGCCCGCGGCCATGCCCGCGACGTCCGCCACGAGCACCGCCGTCGTCGATGTCGAGAGCACGCGCTCGATCCGCGCGCGCATGCCGGACCAGTATCGGTCGCGCCCCGGGGCGTGGCGGGTGTCGGCGCGCATCATCTTCGCGGGGAACGATCGCGCGTAGCTCGCGAGCCAGCTCGGGATGACGAGCGTCGCGAGGTCCGCTGCCGTCGCCTTGCGGACGACGACTTCGATCGGATCGGGCGGAGAGGCGTCGGGCTGCTCGGGGCTTGCGGAGGTCATCGTGGTTCGCCGACGACCACCTTCCGTCAGGCGCGGCGAGAGCCGCAACTCGCCGTCAGGCGGCTTCGAGGATGCGGACCACCTGCGTCTTGCCGAGCGCCTTGCCCGACCGCGACACCACGCCGCGGCCGGCCAGGGCGCGCACAATGCCGCGCTGCGAAAGGCCCGACGCGTGAAGCTCGCGCACGGTCGCGACGACGTGCTGCTCGCCCTCGTCGGGCTCGAGGCGCACGCCGTCGGGCGCGAGCCGGAAGCCGTACGGGATCTCCCCCACGCGCTCCCCCCGCGCCGCCTTCGCGCCGAGCGCCGCCTTCGTCCGCGCCCGGATGAGCGCCCGCTCGTACTGCGCCACCGCGTCGAGGATCGACCGCATGAACGCGTCGGCCGGCGTGTCGCCGTTCGCCGTCCCGTCGGCGGAGACGACGCGCGCCCCCGTCTTGGCCACCTCGCGCTCGATCGCCCCCGCGATGTACACGTCGCGCGCCAGCCGATCGCGCTTCGCGACGACGAGCGACCCGGCGCGGTGCGCCTTCAGGTCCGCGAGCGCCGCGATGAGCCCCGCGCGCTCCTCGAGTTCCAGGCCCCCGCCGAGCCCCTGGTCCACATGCCACGCGACCACCGTCACGCCCTCGGCCCGCGCCCACGCTTCGATCGCCGCCCGCTGCGCCTCCGGACCGAGCTTCTGGTCCTCCGTCGACACCCTCACGTATGCCACCGCCGTCTTGCCGTTTCCGGTCATGCCCGGGTGGACACACACCGGGTCGTCGGAGTTCCCGTTCAGGACACGAGCCAGCGAAGCAATCGCAACCACCACGGTTCGCGCAGCGCGCGACATGCGCCCCTGAGGCAACGCCGGCAAAGACGACCACCGTCCTTCGTAAAATGGCCGCATGCGATACAGTTTTCGGCCCTCATGATCGGCCCACGATGTCGTTCGGGAAGTCAGGAACCGGACCGCCTCCGTGCACGGGGCACGAGGCGCGGATCTGCCGCGCGAGCGCAGGCGGCACGGCGATAGGCTCCTTCGACCAGCACGTGCAGACTTCGTGTCGCACCATGGAACGGCGCGCCCGACGTTGCCGACGGTTCTCCGTCCGGTTGACCAGGTGGAACTCGATGCGTCGCAGCTCGCGCGCCAGCTCCTCGCCGTGGCTCCGCAGCGCCTCGAGCGAGTCGATCTCCAGCACCGTCTCGATCCACTCGCCCCCGCGCTCCAGGCGCACCACGTAGTCGTCGCCCCCGGCGCGGCGCACCGACGGGCACAGCTCCGCGGGGAAGAAGCGCGTCGCGAGGGCGCGCAGCTCGTCGAGGACCGTCGTCACTCGCCCCTCGCCTTGCGGAGCGCCGCTTCCGCCAGCGCATGAGCAGCGGTCCTGCGCTCCCACCAAGACGAATCGGAGTTGTTATCCCGCGTGTTGGCTAGAACGGCCTCCAGCGCTCGGTACAGGTCCGGCGCGGCGGCAATGAGCGCCTCGGAGCCCTCCGGCGCTGCGTTCCGTAGGGTGGCCCGAATATCGACCGAGTCGCTATCGGCCATCCGGGCATAGACGTCGTCGTCGATCGCAATCCATGTCTCCTCCCACGGCTTCACGGTTCACCTCGAGCCTTGCGGAGGGCATCACCCGCCGCCCGCACAACACCCTCAAGGGTCGGCTGCGGACCCGAGGGAATTCGTACGATGGACAGCAGTTCCTTGATCGCCACGTAGAGCTCCGGCGCCGCCGCCATCAGCGCGGCCCGGCGCTTCGCGTTCTCCGCCGTATCGGTCACGTCGACGTCCGCCACGCGGTCGCGCAGCCGCGGGTCCGGCGTGTCGCGCACCACCGCGACCCCAAAGGCCGGCGTCCCGTCGTCGACCCGCCAGCGCTCGTCCCAGGGGTTCACGACTCAGACCGCCACGAGGGCGCGCGCCATGCCGCGCACCGTCTCGACGAAGAGCAGGTCCTTCGCGCGCTGCGCCGGGGGCAAGCATTCGTACGGCATGAAGCACGGGTGCTCCTTCATCGCCGGGTCCTTCACGGGGCCGTACGTCCACCCGTCGAGGCGCTTCTCCTCGAGCCATGAGACATGACTCTGCTCGGGCGTCGCGCCGTCGAGCGCACCCTTCACGCCGTTGCGCGCACTGCGCTTCTGCCATTCCGGCGCGTCGTCCCACGCGGGCTGCGACTCGTCGCCGAGCGCCAGACAGTAGGCTCGGTTCACTTCATGCGCCGCTCGGGCGCAGGCCTCGATGATGTTCTCGCTCGGATCGTCGGGCACGGGGGTCTCCCTTGCTTGAAGTGCCGCGCGCCGGCCCCCCGCGCACGGAGGTTCGTCGAGGGAGGAAGGTTTTACGCAGGGACCGGCGGCGGCGTTTGAGACCCCAGCGTGCGTCAGGTCGGGAGCGGGGCGCTACTTGCCGAGCGCGCTCCAGTCCAAGCCCCACGCGAGGTCGCCCTCGGGGACCGTGCGGTCGTATGCCGTCCCGCACACGTGGCAGGCGTCCGGCATCCGCTCGGCGAGCTCCGACTTCGTCATGCCCTCCGGGATCGGAATGGCGACGCACGTTGGGCACAGGGGGCAGCGAACCATCGCCAGCGGCCCTCTAGCGCGCAACAGCCTCCCGATCTCCATGCGCCGCAGCGTGCCCCAGCGCGCCGCCGGCTTGCGACTCGCCGAGAAGCGCCTACCGAGGGGCGAACCGCGTCACGGAGAACCGCGGAACATGGCCCGGCCCAGAAGCCTGACGCACGCCGGGGTCCGTCACAGGTGCCGTGAGCGGCCGTGTCACGCTCCTTTGGACTCGGCATTCCTGCAGGCGGGTAGCCCCGACGCCCCAGGGTAGGGGAATCGGTTGTAGCACGCCTTCGGGCGGTCCTATGTGGCGGAGCAGACGGAATCCCTCACGACGCATTCACGGGGCGCCAAGGCGCTGTAATCGGGCTTCCCGACGAGAGCCGATGGCTGTGTCGATTTCTGGGAGAAAGTCCGAAAACGGGGCGGAATTGGGGGAGGGGGTGGGGGCCTTTTTCGATCGCAGCGCATCGTGGGTACCCCCCCAATACTGAACGTAAACCCCGTGATTACCAGGCGATCCATGCTTGCGTAGCGGCACGCATGCCGCGAGGGCGGGGAGTTGACATGCGAGACCCGCGAGCGCTCTTCTCTGGTATCCCTGGACCCGGGAGAGCTGCCGGACGCACACCGAGCGGTGCGTGACCAGCGGGAGCTTCGGGGCCGCCGCGGACCTGCGCCGGCCAGGGGTCAATCGCGTACTGCGGGCGCCCCGGGGTCCCTCGTGAGAGGCGCGATTCCCGATTCCCCCACGCTTGCGGGAGGAGCGAAGACGGTTGGACGACGCCGGCTCTCCCAGGTCCGTCGCGTCCGGATGGGGCGTCACGACTGCTCTCCCTCAAGTGGCGGTGGATCGCCGCAGCCCCGAGAGTGGATCGCAAGAGGCCCAGGCGCGAGGGCCAGACGATGTGATTCCGCTGTGATTCAGCGGTCCCGCTGGATAGCGAACGCGGTTCGCAAACTGGCACGCACCTCGCAAGTGCTACGCTCTGTGAGCGGCTCGGTGCCGCGATGGAGGGTAGGACGATGGCGAGGCTGAGGCTGACGGGGCGCGAGGCGATTGCGGCGGCGGAGCGGACGGGGAGGGTGCTCGGCTCGTACTCCGATCCGACGTCGGAGGCGCGCGACGGGCTCACGGTGGCGGAGTCCCGCGAGATCGCGAGTCAGGACCCTGGGCTCGTGTATCTCGACGTGACGGGCGATTGGGTCGTGGCCGGTCGCACGAGCGAGGACCGCGACGTGGGCCAGATCGTGAGCCTGCATGGTGCCACCGCCACGGTGGCGTGGCTGAGCGGCACGCGGACGGACCTGGACCTCTCAGGCGACGACGTCGAGATCTATTGCCGGCGTGAGCAGGCGGAAGCTCGGCGCGCGGAGCTAGACTCGTGAGGCGCGATCATCCGTGGCGGGGTCGTGACCTTCGGTTGCGACGGACGTGCGCGACCGATGGCTGCACACGCTCCGCAGCGTATGGACGAGAGCAATGCTACGTGTGCCTCGGTCAGGCCACGCGCGAGGCGTCGCGCGAAGCCGTCCTGAGCGCGAGGCGCGTAACTACGAGGCTGCGTTGAGCTGACGTTCGCTCCTCGCGGTCCGGAGGCGTCCTGGGGGACGTCGGTCCGGACCGCGGCGAGCGAGCCGCGAGGAGGCTGAGGCGATGGTGACGACGATCGAATGGGACCCGACCAACGAAGTAGTTGGCCCGCGCGTGCTGGTCTGGGGTGACGTCGACAGCGGCGAGGTCGACGCCGCGTGCCCCGAAGGGTGGGAGGTGGATCAGCGCCGCGGCCCCCAGAAGGGCCGTCCGCGGAATCCGCCGGCGTAGGCGCTGGAGCGGATGGGGCGCGGGCCACGCTCGGCGCTCGTCTCGGGAGGAGGGCGCGGCGCGCGCTCGAGCGCTGCGGCCCGCTCCTCCGCGCGGACCTTGCGCGCTGCGATTGACGCCTGGCGCGCCAGGGCGAAATTCTCCGACGCTCGCTCTTTCTGCTCGGGGGTCATCGCGCCCGCGAGCCCCCCGTGCATCCGGCACCGAGGCGCGATGCTCCCGTCAGGGCGCAGGGCGCACGGCGCGCGGCACGGCGCGCCGCCGCGAGTCCTGCAGCGGGCGCCGCACTTCGGCCGGTTCGCCTTTCGGAGATCGGGCGGCTTGCGCACGAGGCGCGCGAACTGGCGGGCGTCGCGGTCGACCTGCGCTTGCGTGCGGGGCTCCGGCGCGAGAAGGCCGGCGAAGGGGTCGGACGTAGACGGCGGCGGGCGATCGGAGGTGCTCACTCCTCCGGATCGTCGTCGTCTGCCAGGACGTCCGCCACTGCCCGGGCGGCTGCCTGCGGACGAGCCTCCGGGCGGAGGTCACGTTGCGGCGTGGCTGCGGGCGTGGTCCGCGCCTCGGCCCACGGATCCGCGACGCCATGCCGCCGCGCCAGCCGCGACACGTGCGCGCGCACGAGAGGCCCCGGCGTCCGCGCTCTCGCGGCCCACAACTGCACCGCTCGGGGCGTCACGCCGCACGACTGCGCGAGCGCCGACACGCCTCCGACGGCGCGCGCCAGCTCGCCCCATGCGCCCGGGAGCTCCACCGGCCGGCCCGTCGTCGTCTCGCGCGTCCGTCGCGGCATGCGGTCAGCCTCCCACGCCCGAACCTTGTTCGCAATGTTGGATCGGATGCGATCCGGAGTGGATCACGTTCCACCCACGCCTGAAGGTCCGCCGGTCCCACTTCCGCTCTCTTGCGAGCATAGCGAACATAGTTCGCATATGGCACGCGGTTAGCAGATACGTCCCAGCGGAGGTCACGACACCATGAGCGCCTTTCTCGTATCGAAAACCCATATCGACGCGTTGGTTTGGGCTCGCAACATCGTCAATCGACGTCACGGCCACGTGTTCCTCGACATGAGCGATTCCGACTTCGGGCGGATGCTCTGGCGCGAGAACATGGCATCGCTCGCCGCGCGCTACCGCGATCCGATCAACAAAGAGTCGCTCGCGGCCTACGCCTACATGCCGTCGCAGACCGTCCGCTCGCTCCCGACCATCGCGCTGGTCAAGTCGATCGACTGCTACGAATACCAGGCGTGCGAGCGCGAGGCCTGGCAGGAGAGCCAAGCTCGCGCGGCGTGCGAGGCGATCTACGCGAGCCTCGTGCACATGCTGCCGGGCTACGATGCGGCGCCCTGGGGCATCGAGGATGCGACGGGAGGTGCCTCGTGATCGCCCCCGTGGTCCTGGCCCTCGCCAAGGTGCAGCGGATCGCGGCGCAAGCCGTCGACGACGCCGAAAGCGGCGACGCGGGCGCGGGCGAGGCGATGTACAAGTGGATGATCCGGCACGTGGACGCGCTGGCAGAGTGCCTGGCGGTAGACCCGCTGGTCGTGCGCGATATCTATCTCTGCTACAGCCGCGATGGGCTGCCCCGCGCGTTCCTCGACCTCGTGACGTCGAAGGCGACGCGGGAGCGCGTGCGCGACGCCCGGCGCGCCGCGGAGTCGAGCGAGGCAGACGACGCGGCGGCGTGGCTCGCGTCGGGCGCGGTGCGCCTGGACGCGCACACCTGGAGCGTCGACCCGGCGGCCCTCGTGGAGCTCGCGCGGGCCCTCCCGCGGACCGCGACGATCGCGGTCACGTTTGCGGATCGCGACGTGTTTGTGAGCGTCGCGACGGTGCGAGACGCCGCGAAGGTCACCCCGGAGGATGGCTGGACGTGCGACGTGCGGATCGCGGGCGCGCACGCGGCCCTCGAGATTCGGTGCGGCGGCGCGCGAGGCTACCGCCTCAACGCGTCGAGGCTTGCGAGCACCAAGCACGCTGAGATCGTGCGCGCCGGGGGCCGCGTGGTCTCGCTCCCGGCCGCGATGCCGCGCGAGTCGGGCCCCATGCTCCCTCCGGACGAGGAGCACACGCGCATCTACGTCCGTTCGGAGGCCGCATGAACTCCGAACTCCAGGGTCTATACGAGGGCGATGCGGCCTACTGCGCCCGCATCGATGATGCGGCACTGCGAAGGATGGCCCATCGCTGGTGGCTCTGCTGCGAGGGCGATCGGCTGCGCGCCGCGCGCGCGGAAGCGCAACGGCGCGGCATCGCGATCGTGTGACTCGCGTGTCGCTTGCCGCGCCCCGGCGATGGGACGCGGCGGGCGGCGCTCGATTCGAGCGGCCGACGAAAGGACGGACAGGTCATGTCCACGGACTACGTGTGCGACGTCTTCGTGTGCGACACGAGCGCGACGGTCGAGCAGGTCATTGCTGCAATGGCGGATGTCGTGAACACCGCGAGCCTCCACGCCGCCGGCTGGACGTACGAGTCGCCGCGCGCGAGCGTGGGAGCGCCGCCGGACGGTGTGGGCGTGCTCGCGAAGTTCGCGATGGGCCTCGCGTCGCCCTACTACCACCCGCCGTCGACCGCTGATCAAGTCGCGCGCGCGCTGCGATCCGCGATCCGCGCAGTCGTCGGGCCGAAGGCCACGATCCACGTGGACGTGCTGAACTCCGATCGCGCCGACTGGCGCAACGGTCTCCCGCGCCGTTGACGCCCGCGCCCCGCCGAAGGCGAGCCCGAGCTCGCTCGCCCGCCGGCGCGGCCTCCGCACCGAACGATGGCGCCCCCGCATGGTGCGGGCGGCGCAGTCGCGTGGCCATACCTCTGGGCCACGAGGTGCGAGGGCCGCTCCGGCGCCATCACGCGCCGGCGAGAGGCTCTCCCATGTTCCCGAGTCGACCCCCGCCGCTCTACCGCTTTTGGACCGTAATCACGTCCTCCGGTCTGCGCTTCAACGCGTGGGCCCGAAGCGCCGAAGAGGCGCGCGCCAAGGTGCACGGCGCCGTCTACGCCTGGCGCGGCTTCGAGCCTTTGGGGCCCGGCGTGACGCGCGCGCTGGAACGGGTGGCCCCGTGAAGCTGTCCGTCTACGCGCCGTCCGCGCTTCACGACCTGACGCCTGGGGAGGTCGAACGATTCGCGGGCGATGACTTGGCGGACGACGACGCGCCCGCGTGCGCCGTCACGGTCGCGGCCCTGGATCGTCGTCGCACCAGGAGCGACATCGAGTTGGCCCCGAAGGCCGGGAAGCACTTCCGCCTCGCCGGCTGACGAATCCGGGGCCGCCCATTTCACCCTGAAATCCGAAAGGCAAATCCGATGAACTGGACCCTGCGAAGCATCCCCCTTGTGATCGCGATCGAGCTGACGCTGGCGATGTGGTTCGCCGTCGGTGTCGGGCCCCGCAACGTGCGCCCCGTCGAGCCAGAGCCAGCCCCGATCGCGAGCGAATAGACGGCCCTTCAGGCGGCCTCGCTCCACCGCGCCCGCGCCGCCGCGCGCGCGATCTCCGACCGGCGCCTCTTTGACATCGACGTCGCACGCGCCTCGGCCGCTGCTCGAGCAGCCAGCAAGCGCTTGCGCGCCGACATGTTCGCCGCCCGCGCCTTGCCGCCGAGGCGACCGAGGAACGCCATGGCCTCCCGAACCGACTTCGGGATGCGCGGCACGCGATGCTTGCGTAGCGCTTTGCTCGCATCGTTCGGAGCATGCTTGCGTAGCGCCACGCTGGCATTCTTCATAGCCTCGCTCCCGTCATGCTTGCGTAGCGGTTCGCTGGCATCGACCGACGCATTCCTCTCCACCCGCGCGCATGCGATGCACGACGTGTAGATGCCGCGCACCACGCACCGGATGTCGGCCGGCCGCTCTGCGCCGCACGCGCAGACGAATACGGCGCGCCGCTTTTCACCATCGATGTCGCGCAGCCATCGGAGCTTCCCGTACGCCGCGGCGCGATCGAAGTCGACGCGCACGCGCGGCGCGAAGCCCCACATCCGCCGCTTCTCCTCCTTGGTCATGATGTGCCGTTGCCCGCGCGCGGCCTTGTCCCGGGAGGACGCTGTCGGATCGTATCCAGAGATGAGCGAAAACATGCCTCAACCCTCCTCCTCGGCGGCATCGGTGATGAGCACGTGGACGCCGCCGGTCCCGCGCGCCTGCTGATAGAGCCACTGCACCCCCAAGTCGCCGTCGTCCACGCCCAGGGCGTCCGCGACGCCGTCGCGCAGCGCCTTCAGCGCTGACGCGAGGTTGTCCGTGTCGAGCGTCCGGATGCCCCATCGCGTGAGGACCACCGTAAGGGGAAGCGCCAACTTGACGCCCTCGCTTTCGGCGCCGATTGCGCAGCGCACGTATGCCGCCGCGTCCGCGCGGTGCCGCTTCGCGCGCCGATGCCGAGCCGCCCAGTGCTCGCGCCGGTTCGCGACGCTGGGGAAGTCGCCGGGGACGAACACCGCGGCCTTCATGACCATCTTCGCGCCCGCGCGACGTGGGGGAACGTCATGGGCCAGAGGCGGAAGCTCAGGCCGATGAGCCACGCGAACACGATGCGGTCAGGCGCCTTCGTCAGCCCACGGATCATGTCGACCCCCGCGGCTTGCACTCGAGGACGCGCGCGCCTTCGTACATGCGCCGAGCGACGCCGTCGCCATAGCGCTCCGCCATCCGCTCGGGGCCCATCCACGTCGTTACCCAGATCGGGCGCTGCTCGGCGTGGCGCTTGAAGATCACCTCCGTGACCGCGCTGCGAGGCACGTCCTGGTCGTTCCCGAGGTCATCGAGCACGAGCAGCGGCGCAAAGATCGCGTCGCTCACCTCCGTCGACTCGCGCCCGAACGGGGCCCGCGCGCGCGCCGAGGCGAGGTCCGTGGCGAGCGCGAAGTGCGCCGGGGCGCCGCGCTTCTCGACCCAGGCGCGGAGCATCGCGACGGCGAGCGAGGTCTTTCCCACGCCGGACTCGCCGACGAGCACCACGCGGCGCGAGCCAACGGCTTCGCGCGCGCGCCCGATCACGCCCTGATCGAATCGGCACCGCTGGGCGAGCAGGGGGGAGCCGAACGACGCCCATGCGAACTCCGGGGGCACCACGCCCTCGAGCAGTTCGCGAGCTCGCGCCGCGCGCTCCTCCCGCTCGCGGCAGTCCCAGCACACGAGGGGCTCGCCCCCGCCGCTCGTCGGCTCACTGCAGCGGGAGCACGGGCGGAAGGCGGGGCGGATGCGGCCGAGCATCTGTTCGAGCGTCTCCGGAGACGGCGTGGGCTCGGAGGCGGGTCGCGGCGGGATCTCCGGCGGGCAGTCGCCCTCGTGGTGCCGCTCGCACCGATGGCAGAACGGGGCGCTCACGTGCCGTCTCCCACGGTCCACGAGCGTCCAGTCGCGGCGACAGGCTGCACCTCCGCGCCACCGCGTCGACCGCGCCCCCGCGGCGCCGGGGCGCCCGAATTCAGCCAGTCACGGAAGCTGAATGGCGAAAGCACCGCGCCCTCGGCGAGCCGCTGCGATGCCCAAGTTCGACCGCGCTCCCGCGCCCACTCGGCGCGCTTGCCGGCGTCCGGGCAGTGTTCCACGAGCGCCCGAACGACGATGACCGTCGGTTGGCCCCACGGGACCGAGAATGGCCGCGACGTCGCCTCACGCACGCCGGCGCACCAAGCTTCGAGCGCCGAGCCCTCGCAGCCGTCGTCGAGGGCGTTCGCGACCGAGCGTGGTGCGGGGGTTGAGGGCGGCGGCGACGGTGCGACGGACGGCGCTGCGCTGACTGGTAGGTCGCCAGGATCTCTCGCTGCAGATCCAGAGTCAGAGTCAGAACCAGAGTCAGAGTCAGGGAATCCGCCAGCCTCCGGCGACGGATTCCGATCGGAATCCGATGGTACTCCGTTTGGAGTAGGATCGGACCCTCCGCCTGGATTCCTCTTCAGACCTTTCTTACGATTCCGATCGTATTCCAGTCGGCCAGCGATGGCGGCCTTCGTCTCGTTGTGCTCGGCGTACCGAAGGATGCGGATCCCATGCACACCCTCCTGTTCCTCTCTGGCGACCAGGCCCACTTCCTCGAGCCGGGCGAGCACGGCGTCGCTCGCGACCGATTCGATCTCCTCGATCGGGCAGAAGCCGTCGAGCTCGTGCTGCCGCGTGTAGCAGAGCGCCATCGCCCACACGCCGAAGGTCGCCGCGCGGTCCTTCTTCGGGACGCGAAGGAAGCGGTGGTGGCGCGGTAGGGTCACATCGATCTTCGCAAAGATCATCGGTCAGGACTCCGTCGACGACTGAACAACTGCTGCACGGACGCGCGCACACCTCGCCCGGGAGGGCGCCGCCAAGGGCGCGGCGACCTTCCAGACGGGCCTTCCAGACACGAGGAAGGCCACATCCGTCACTCCGGGGTCCCCTCGAAGACCGGGAGCCCCGTCTCCTTGGCGACGCGCTCCGTAGCCTCGCGGATCGCGTGATCGAGGATCGCCTGGACGCGGTGCATCTCGAACGACCACGACACGGCGCCCCCGTTCACCCGGTACCGCAGCCGCGTCGCGATCTGGTACGGCGCGCCGTTGCGGAAGACGGGGAGGACGAGCAGAAAGGCCGCGGGGACCTTCAGCGGCGCGCCCGCGCCGTCGGTGTGGTGCTCCTCGAACGCGAAGCTCGACTCGCCGCTCTCGAGCTTCGTCGCCTGCTTGATGCGCTGGCCCACGCGGATCTCGAGGCCGCGGGAGAGGCCGAGGAGAGCGACCGGCGTCGCGAACCCGCACGAGAGCCGAGCGACGAAGTCCTTTGCCGTCTCGCCGGCCGTCGAGGGCTCAGCGACATCCGCGAGGTGGTCCTCGAGGAAGCGCGCGAACTCCTCCTGCGACATCGGCGCGCCGCCCTGTGACGTCCACGCCTTCCACTCGTCGGAGAGCGGGAAGGCGTAAAGACCGCGGTGCTGGCCGAATCGCGGCGCGCCCTCTGCGCCGGCGCGGTGGTAGTCGATGACGGCCAGCAGCTTCGGAGCGTCGCTCGAGCGATCGACGAAGACGGCGGAATCGGAGTCCGAGAAGCGCTTCGTGTGCTCGATGAACGAGCCGAGATCCGTGAGGGTGGCGAGCCCCTTGCGGCGCTCAGGCGCGGTCCGATACTCGGCGAGCAGCGACCTCGCGCTCGTCGGCGTCATGCCCGGAGGCGTGAGCAGGATCTCCCTTGCGCCCGTGCCATCGTCCACCTTGACGACGCGCGGCTCGATGCTGCGACGAACGATTTCCGCGACGGCGGAGGCCTCCGCGGCGTGATTGATCGTGACGTGTTCGTGGGACATGGCGTTTCCTTCTTGCCTTTCGTCGTCTTCTTCATATGCTCCGCACCGCCGCCGCGGGAACCCCCGCGGAGACGTCACGCACGGGGAGCGACATCTGCTTGGGGTTCGACCCCGCGAGGGTGTTCTCCTTCGTGAGCCATAGCACCGACCGCGCGCGCGCGGCCTTCGGCTCCTTGCACACGATCTCGCCGTCGATCTGGACGGTCCCACCCTCGTCGGCCAGCAGCTTGAGTTTCAGGACGATCTCGCCCTTCGCCTTGCCGCGGGCCTCGGCCTGACGGGCGAGCTTCCCGTTCAGCTCCTGCAGCTTGTCGGTCAGGTCGGCGATGAGCTGCCCGTCCTCGAGGGACTGCAGCACCTGGCCGAAGTTGCGCAATTGCGGTGTGTCGTTCATTGAACCTGTCCTTTCTTCTTTGGAGTCATCCAACGCCAGCAGTCGAATCCGGGGCCGTCCCCGAAAACGCTCAGGATGTAGTCGCGGAGATCGGTGCCGTTGGACCCTACGAACCGAATCCGCGGCGAGAGCGCGAGGACGAGCGCGCGCCCGTGCACGTGGTCGCGGAACCACGCGGCGCCGACGCTCGCGGGCGTGAGCATCAGCAGCCGCGCGCCGAACTCCCCGCGCCATGCCGAGGCCTTCGCGGCCCACGGCGCGATGTCCGCGTAGGGCGGGTTGAGCCAGAGGCGCCCGAGCGTCGGCCAGGGGTTCGCGAGAGAGTCGGTCCCGTTCTCGAGCGAGAACACCTCGCCATCGGGATCCGAGATCTTGGCGTTGCGCGGCGTGCACGCGAGGTCCGCGGTCAGGCGACCGAACCGGCGTTCGACCGCCTCGACGAGTTCCGGCGGCGTCTCGTAGTCCTGCTTCGTCACGGCCGCCCCGTGCGCGTCGGCGGCTTGCGCGGCAGGAGCGCCGGGTCGCGCAGGAACGGCGCGATCTCGCCCGTCTTCGGCCTCGCGAGGTACTCGGCGCCGAGCGGGAGAGACTTGTTCGGTCGATCGGCGCCGGGCTTTTTTCGTCCGGCGGGTGACTGGACGGGCGTGGGCATGTCAGCCGACCTCCAACGGGTCTTCGGCGGCGCAGCGCCGGATGATCACGTCTGCACCTCCGGGCGGTACTCGTCCGGCTTGAGACCGAAGGTCCATGCGACGCCGGCGCGCGCGGCGCAGGCGATCGGCCACTCGCGAACGCGGAGGTCCGCGGGCGGGAACCGACCTAGTTCGTCGCGCCCACGACGGTCGGCGTGCTCCCGCATGTGCGACGACGCAGTCAGGACCTCGAGGTTCTCGGGGCGATTGTCGGTCTTGTTTTCGTTCTTGTGATGAACGACCTCGCTGTCGAGCAACGGACGTCCGATCGCGGACTCCGCGACGAGGATATGCTCGTAGGCATACCGGCACGTGGGCGAGGCTCCCCAAGCGTGAGGATGGTCCGGCGCAACGCGAACGGCGACGTAACCGTGCGACGTGACAAATCGGCCACCACGTGACCGCGGGTTCCGTTCTCCCTTCGCGTGGTTCCCATGCCGTCCACGCATGTCTTGGCCAGCGGCTTCGGGTCCGTATTTGGCGATCTTCCTTTGTTCTCGGTAGCGCTTGTCTCGCACTCGGGCCTTGATCTCATCACGGGGCATGGCGCACCTCCGGGAACTGTCGCGGCCAGTAGCCGTTGGGCCACCACCGCGGGTCGCCGCCCTTCGGGCAGCCGTTCGCGCGCCCCTCCGGCGTCGCGATCTGCTTCGTGAAAAAGGCCACGCGGGTGCGCTCGCACTGGAGAGCGGCCGCCTGGATCCATGCGGGGTCGCACGGGCGAGCGCCGGGTCCCGATTCGGAGCCTCCGATCACCCAATCGAGTCGCGGGCTGCGCACCGCGCCGCAGTAGTCGCCATTGCCAGGTATGCCCGTGCACCCCGCGCATTCGTCCGTCCTCGGGTCGTTCGTCTCGTCGGGGCAATGCGAGAACGCGCCGTGCAGCCACTCCTCGCGGAACGCGATCGGGCCCAGCGCTGGCTCATAGCTCACGAAGTGAACCGCCGCGGGCACGCGCAGCAGCTCCGGAATCCGCTCGTCGGCGCGCCGCTGGTCCTCGGCCGACACGCCGATCCACACGTTCGGGAGCGGCCACGGCGTGGCCTGGCACGTCTCGATGAAGCGTCGGGCGCCGAGCAGCGGTGATCCGGCGAGCATCACGCAAGCCGATGCCTCTCCCGATGTACCAGGTGGCATCGGCTCGCCGACGAGCGCCGGCACCCTTCGTCCTTCCCGCGCGATCCACTCGAACCACTCTCGCATCCGGCGCGCGCGTTTGGTCAACACCTGGAACGTGTGCTGCGGGCACGCCGCCGCCACGCCGAAGACGCGGGCGATGTCCTCGTTCGTCAGCGACTCGTGGAAGAGATCCGACGTCGAGTTGACGAAGACGCGCCGGGGCTCGCGCCACCGCATGGGCAGCTCGAGGGCGTCCTGCCCGAGCAACGACACGCGGCGCGTCCAGCGCCCCCCGTGCGGCCCCCGCTCGGCATACCCGTGGCCCCACATGCCCGGGTCGGAGAAGCGCGCCGCGATCTTCTCCGCGTAGCAGTTCTCGCAGCCGGGCGAGACGCGCGAGCACCCGCGCACCGGGTTCCAGGTCGCGTCGGTCCACTCGATCGACGTCGGGCCGCTCACGCCGCACCCCGCGCGGCCAGGAGCCCCTCGACGTACGCCGCGGAGCGAAGCGGAGGCGCTCCGTGCAGGGGGCCGGCGGGAGCGTCGAGCAGGTCCGGATCGGCCCCACCGCAGAGTGGGCACGGGCAGTCCGGATCGCAGAGCGCTCCGGCGATGCCGCGGCATGCGGAGCAGAGGACGACGTTGGCCGGCTTGGGATCACGGTGGGCGTCGGTGCCATCAGACGAGCCGAAAATCTCAGCTTTCCCTCGGGGATTTCGCGTTGCAACAGGGCGTCGCTCCGCACAAGTTTGAGACGACGTCCTATTCACGGAAGCCTCCGCGCCAACTCGTCGGGCGAGAACCACTCAAACCGCGGCGTCTCGCCGTGTCCAATGAGCACCCGGCGGGCGATCGCGTTCACCGCCGGGCGACGCTGCATCGCCGTAATCTTCGCCCACGCGCGGCGGACCTCGTCGATGGCGCGCAGCGCGGCGCGCCTCTCTTCGGGCTTCACCGGCGCGGGGCCGCAGCGCAATGCCTCAAGGCGGTCGCGCTCCGCGTCGACCTTCGCGAGCGCCGCGTGCAGCTCCTCGCGCGTCGACACGCCGTCCGCGTACGTCTCGAGCAGGCGCGCGCGCTTCCGCGACAAGCGCTCGAGCGCCGGCGCCACATTGACGGCTACGCGCGGGCGCGCCGCGGGGGGCGCGGCTAGCAGATCGCGGAGCTCCACGAGCCGCGCGGCGATCATCGGGTCGCACTCCTGCTCGAGCTCCCGCACGCGCACCATGCGCTTCGCGTCCGCGCACCGATGGTAGCAGCGCAAGTAGTCGCGAGCCCAGTCGGTACCGCTGCGACCGTAGACCGCAGACATCTTGCCGCCGCAGTGGATGCAGTACGCGATGTCACGGAGCCACCATGTGGCCGTGCGCGATTGGCTGCGCGGCTTGCGGTCGCCCAGCATCCGCGAGCGCATCGACTCCCGCACCGCCTCAAAGGTGTGTGCGTCGACGATGGCCTCGTGCCGTCCGCGGATCCACTGCCCGCGCGCGTCCCGCACCTCGCCGAGGTAGATGCGGTTGTGCAGCGTGTGAGCCACGCGGTCTCGGTTCTCGCCCACGCGAGAAGCGATGTTCGCGAGCGAGTACCCGGCGATGCACAGGCGGAATACGTCACGAACGCGGTCCGCCTGCTCAGGATCGACGAGCAGCACGTTGCGGTCGGCACCGCGCACGTCCTGGCGGCGGTAGCCCCACGGGGGCAGTCCGTCGGCGTAGTAGCCCCGGTCGCGCAGCAGCTTCCGGGTTCCCACCATGCGGGTCTTGATTCGCTTGTGCTCCTCGCGCGCGAAGAGTACGCGGAAGTTGAGCATCGTGTCGCCCTCGGGGGTCGAGGGATCGCAGGAGTCGCCCACCGCGTAGAAGCTCGCGCCGCGCTCAAGGATCTCTCGAATGCTCCGATAGGTGAATTCGGGATCGCGACTCCACCGGTCGATCTTATCGACGAGCACCAGATCGCCCTCGCGCACGTCGTCGAGCAGCGCGCGGATCTGCTCCCGCCGCTCAAGCTTCTCGTGCACGGCCGACTCGGCCTCGACGTACATCCGGTGGACAACTACGCCACCTTTCGCCGCGTGCGCGCGGATGACGGCTTGCTGGTCCGACAGCGACGTTCCGACGGCCTGCTCGGCGGAGGAGACGCGGGCGTATCCGAGGATTCGGCGAGGTCGCATTCGTCGTCCAACGCAGACAGCAAGAGGTCAGAGAGCTCGGTCAGGGTCATGAGCCGATGTCCCATTGAAAATCCCTCGAACGCGCGAAACGGAGTCTCAGTCGTCACGGGAGCCGTACCTGAACGGCGTTTGATTTCTTCGTTACCCGCGTTCGATTGCCGCGAGCACGTCGCGCAGGACCGCCGCCATCGCAGCGCGCGCGTCGTCGTCGCCGTCCAGGGCGACGGTCAGCGCGAGGTCGAGACGCAGGCCGTTCGGGCCCGCCGGATCGATCCACGCCTGCACGAGCCGGAGATTCACGCCGGCCGCGGAGGCCATGCCCCGCTGCGAGACGCCCGCGGCGAGCATCCGCGCGCGCAGCGAGTCGGCGACGAGCGCCTTCGCGCGGCGGTACGACGGAGACACGAACGGCGCCCCGCCGATGCGCTTCGCGCGGTGCTCAGTCGTCGCGGGCGACGACAGCGCAGCCTCGATCCGCATGGCAGGCTTCGAGTCGCCCATGTCAGCCCGCCCTCTCGACCGTCACGGCCGCGTGCGATCCGCTCTCGTCGGCCCGCGGCGGCGGCGCGACGCGCACGTTCCAGCGCGACCAGACCACGGCGCCGTTCGTCGCGATCTGGATGGCCTGCGCGAATGCCGTGGACACGCGCTCGCGTTGACCGTTGAGCATCCGCTGGACCTGGATGCGGTCGAGGCCGTGCACTTCGCAGAAGGTCGGGACGCTCATGTGCTGCGCGTCGATGTACTTGCGCAGGTCGAGCGCGGCAGCGGTGAGGTGCGGTCCGTACGTGCGAGCCCGAGGCATGAGCGGACCATAACGTTCCACTCGGAGCGCGTCAAGGGGAACGTTCCGCGTGGAGCGGTGACTGGGTGTCCCAAAAAGGTACCATTCGGAACGTGGGCAACAACATGAAGCCGGAGAGAAGCGGACCCCTGACAGCTCTGCGCGCAGCCTTCGGCTGGTCGCAGGACGACGCCGCAGAGCGATGCGGCGTGTCCAGGACGACGTACAACCGATGGGAGACCGCGAAACGTGGGCTCTCCAAGTTCAGGTCACTGGAGGCAGTGGCTCGTGGCTACGGGATTTCGGTTTCGGACCTGAACGATTACATCGCCGGCAAAAAGCAGCTCGCGGAGCTGCTGCAACGACGGAGCGCTCGGGCGAAGGAGGATCGACCCTCCGACGCCCGTCCTAAAAGTGACGAGACGCCCATCCCGCCCTCCGCGATGATCGCCAGACGGTAGACGGTCTCCCAGACGGAGCCCGCTACGGGCTGGCGGTTTCGTGGAACGTTCCGCTTGACACGGTTCCGTATGGAGCGTTACATTGGCACCCATGGAACGGTGCCACCCCACGGACCCGATCACCGCGACCCCGACCACGAGCGACGGCGGAATCGCCGTCGTTCTCTCCGGCCACCCCGACACGCTGCGCGACTTCGTCGACGCGTTCGGGGCCGACTTGGATCACGACTTCCCCCTCGTCGGCGCGGGCAAGTACTCGCCGCCGCGTCGCTGCATCGCGTGGCCCTCGAGCGCCCGCGCGGACCTGGAGGAGCTGCTCGACGCGCTCCGGCGCACGTCCGACGTCGCCCGCATCGACCTCGTGATCCAGCCGGTGCCGCGCGCGCATGACACCATCCCCGCGCCGCCGCCGGCGTTCGAGGCCGTGTCGTGAGCTACCGCGGTCAATTGGTCACGATCGAGTGCGCCGCGAACATGAGGGCGATCGACGTCGGGAGGGCGCGTCGAGCCCTTGCGAAGGGCGACGCCTTCGTCGAGTCGAGCTTTCTCGACGCCATGAGGAACGCGGCGAATGACGCCATCGATGTCGGGATGCCGGACGGACGCGTCGACATCCCGAAGCACCAGTGTTGGTTCAACGGCAATCACGTCAGCGAGAAGACGCTCGCGCTCATCGCGCCGATGATCACCGGGAAGCTGTCGGGGTATTTCGTGGGCGAGGACGGCAGCCTCTACGGCGGCTTCGTGATCGAGAGCGGCTGCATGGTCGTCTGCGATATCTCCGTCGCGCTGACGCCGAAGGTGGCGACGTGATCCGGCTCCCCCTCGGCACCATGATGGTGCGCCTCCCGCGCTTCGCCCGCGGGCAGCTCCGCGGCCGTCCGCACCTCGTCGCGATGATGCGCGCGCAGGCGATGGCCCGCGCGGCGACGGTCGTCCCCTGCGACACGCGCGGCTGCGGCATGCCGGCCGTCGCGACGCTCTCCGGCGGCGCGGTCTGCGTGCGCTGCCTCCGCGCGGCCCGGAGCGCGGCTGCGCTCGGGGTGGCGTCTTGAGCCGCCGCATCGGCCGCTTCTACGTCTCGCCGTTGAGCGTGCACGTCATCGGCGAGTACGGCTTCGCGGACATCGAACGCGGCGCCGCTTCGGACGGTCACACCGTCTACTTCGTGAGGACCCGGCGCCAAATGGTGGTCATCGAGGAGCGCGGTCCGGGCGTTCGGCGCCTCTTCGTGCGACGCACCTACGATGCCGCGCTGGCCCTCGCCCGGCGCGAGCTGGCGCGCATCGACGAGCGCGAGGCCGCGCGCGCGAGGGCAGCGTGAGGCCCCCGCGCTTCCTGAAGTTCGACGACGCGCTGGCCGCTGCGCAGCGCCGCGCGAGCGCGACCGGTAGGTCGTATTACGTCTTCGCGCAGTCGGAGCATCCGCTCGACCACTTCGTCGTCTCGCTCTACCCGGAGCCCTGCGAGGGCTCGAAGCTCCTGCGCGAGGTCCGGCCGTGACCGGCGCCCGCACCCCGAAGCCCACCGGCCGCCAGTGGCGCGCCGCCGCGCAGGCCGCGCTCGACGGGCTGCTCGAGATCAAGGGCCTCGCGAAGGCCTACCCGCGCCAGAGCGCCGCGGCGGAGGGCGCGCTCCGGCGCATGGCCGCCGCCTTCGACTCCCTGCCGCCGTCCGACTCCGAAACGAAGATCCGCACCGCGCTCGCCGCGCGGGGAAGGAGCCACACGTGAACATCGCCGAGATCATCGAGTTCGTGAACGCGCTGCAGGAGCACAAGGGGAACGCCCGGTATCCGGCTCTCCAGGAGGAGAGCGCCCATCGCCTGGCGCGCGCCTGGGACAACGTCGGCGGCGTGCTTGCGGATCGAGCGCAGGTCGACGAGTTGGTGGACCGCCCGGACATCCTCAAGGCGGTGGCGTCTCTCTACAGGTTCGAGAGCCTCGATCTGGACGACGACGAGTCGTGGGCGATGGGCCCCGTGATCCGGAAGCGCCGCCGCGCTCTCGCCGACGCGATCGTGGCTGCGTGCTTCCCGCCCGTGGCTGCTGTCGAGGCGCTCGCAGTCAAGGAGGCCGTCTGATGAAGCTCGGCCTCGTCCACCACGAACCCATCCACCGCGCCGTGTGGCGCTCGCTCGACCCGGGCGTGAAGCTCCGCTTCCTCGCGAACCGCCAGGTCGCAATCGACGACGACGGCCTGCCGCGCGTCGCCGACCCGGTGCTCGCGACGACGCTCCGTGACGTCGAGATCGCGCTGGGCCTCCGCGCGGCGTGACTCCCAACTTGCCACTCCACGAAAGGATCCAACTTCGATGACTGCCACCGCCCCGCAGAACGGAACCGCCCCCGCCGCGCCCGCGCCCATCGTGCGCCGCAACCCGACGCTCCTCGAGTTCAACGACCAGACGGAGCGCTACCGCCTCGCGCTCGAGCCGACGACGCCCGACGAGGGATGGGAGATCGCGCAGGCCGCCGCCGCGTCGGCGCTGACCGCGACCCCCGACGAGGCGTATGCGCGCATCCTGATCGGCCGCCCCCTCGGCATCCCCGCGATGGCTTCGATCCAGGGGATCGCTCTCGTCGAGAACCAGAAGACGGGTCTCAAGACGCCGTGCATGTACGCGAAGCTGAAGCTCGCGCTCCTGCAGTCGCGCAAGGACGTCATCGAGTACATCCGCCCGAAGAAGCTCGGCGACGACGAGGCGATCTGGGTGGCCAAGCGCGTCGGCCCCGGCGAGGAGCCGATCGAGTACCGGTTCACCATCGAGGACGCGCGCGTCGCGGGCCTCGTGGGGCGTGGCGACGGGCGCACCAACTCCGCCGGGGCCTCGCTCAACAACTACGACCGGCACCCGGGGCCCATGCTGCAGTGGCGCGCGTGCGGGCGGCTCTGCGACATCATCGGCGCGGACGTCCTCAACTCGCTCGCCACGCGCGAGGACATCGAGGACGAGGAGCGCTCCGAGCGGGAGCTCCGCGCCGCGGCGGAGGCGGCGACCCGCGGGCAGATCCCCGCGCACGTGCCCGCGCCGCCCCAGGCCGCGGCGACGCCCGCGCGCGACTTCGCGGCGGAAGCCGAGGCGCTCAAGCAGGAGATCTCCGACGCCGTCGGGGCTCGTGATCGCGATCGGATCAAGGCGATGCGCGAGACGTTCAAGCGCTTCTCGGCCGAGGCTCCGAAGGATCTCGTGGACGAGTGCCAGCGCTTCTACAACATGACCGTCGGCGAGGCGAAAAAGGTGGCGCCCGCGCCCGCGCCCACGCCCACGCCCGCGCCCACGCAGCCGCGCGGCCAGTACCTGCCCCCGGAGAAGCGCGGCGACGCCTACGACGGGCCCGACTTCCCCGAGCCCCCCTTCGGTCAGGCCCAATGAGCGCCGCCCTCCCGAACGGCTCCGCGTCGGCCAGCGATCGGACGCTCGCGTGCCCGGCGTGGCTCGCGTTCCCGCGTGTCGATCGCTCCGGCCCGTGGGCAGCGCGCGGCACGCAGCTCCACGGCTACATCCGTGACGCCCTGACCGGGCGCGATCCCCGCGAAGCGCTCGAGCAGGTCGAGCCGGCGTACCGCGCGACGTGCGTGCTCATCGACTGGTCGGCGCTCGGCGGGGATCTCGCGGACCTCGAGTGCGAGGTCGCGTACGCGATCGACGTGCACGCCCGCGCGGCGCGGATGCTCGGCCACAACATCGGGCGTGGCTACGAGCAGGCCGCGGCGCGAACTGGCGCGCCGCTCGCGGACACGGAGGTGCCCGGGAGCCTGGACATCAAGGGGCGGCATCGCACCATCCCGCGCCGCGTCGTCGTGCTCGATACGAAGACGGGCTTCCTCGACGTCACCCCCGCGGAACGAAACGGCCAGGGTCTCTTCTTCGCCGCGGCGATCATGCTCACGGAGTGGGATGTCGACGAGGTGGAGTTTCGGATCGCCAAGGTCCGCGCCTCCGGCGATGTGTGGGATCGCGACCGCTTCGTCTTCACGCGCCTCGACGTGGATCTCTTCCTCGACGAGTACGAGGCGGCGCTCGAGCGCGGGCACGATGCGCGGCGCGTGTACCTCGCTGGCGGGACACCGGACGTCGCCGAGGGCTCGTGGTGCGACCACTGCCCGGCGTCCGACCACTGCCCGGCGAAGATGCGGCTCGCGCGCGCCATGCTGTCGGACCTCGCGGCACTCGATGCGCGCGTGGAGGCGATGACGCCGCACGAGGTGGGGGCGGCGTGGGAGAAGGCGCACGACCGAGCGGCGCCGCTGCTCGAGCGGATCCTCGACTCGCTCAAGGGTCGGATCCACCGCGTGGGCGTGGTGCTCCTGCCCGACGGCATGCACGCCGCGAAGAGCATCGCGTATCCGAAGGAGCAGTTCAGCGCGAAGGCGGCGCTCGCGCTCCTCGAGCAGCTCGGCGCGACGAAGGAGCAGATCGCGGGCTGCTACAACAGCGTCGAGATCAAGCAGGTCCGCACCGTCAACGCGCCGAAGCCGCAGCGAGGACGGGCCGCGTGATCGACGAGGAGAAGCTCCGGGAGGCCTTCGCGGCGCTGCAGGCGCGCGTTGCGTACCTCGAGCGCGCCTCGGGCCTCTTCGCGAGCGACGAGGAGATGCGCGGGCCCCGCGCGGACCCCGAGGTGCGATTCTCGCCGAAGGCGTGGCACGGCGCGAACCACGTCGGTCGGCACTTCAGCGCCTGCGAGCCTGACTTTCTCGACGTGCTCGCCGAGGCGCTCGCGTGGTCGGCCGACAACCCGAAGCCGGGCAAGGAGAAGTACGCGACGTATTCGCGTATCGACGCGCGCCGCGCGCGCACGTGGGCCCGGCGCCTGCGCTCGGGGTGGACGCCACCCGAGCCCGCGGCGTCGGGGGCGCGACCGGGCTCGGACGCCCGCGCGCCCGCGCCGGGGCGACCTGGCGGCGGCGGGCGACCGACGGGGCGGCGACCCGGAGCCAGCGGTACGCGACCGGGCGCACCGCCCGCGTCGGCGCCCGAGGACGCCACCGGTGCCCCGTTCGATGACGAGGTGTTTGGTGACGACGACTTCATGACGGAGACCGCATGACTCCCCTCGAGAAAGCCATCGTAGCGCTACAAGCCGAGTGCTCGCTCCTCGGCTTCGATCTCCTCGGCGTCCAGGTGACGCAGCTTCCGCGAGCGCGCGACGCCCTGGTGCGCACCGTCGTGCAGGACCAGGCGGGGGAGTTCACGATCGCGTGCCCGCGGGGGCCGGTGGGCGTCATGGGGCCCGTCGACGCCGAGGTCGAGGCGCTCCGCGCCGAGAGGGACAAGGCGCGCGAGGACGTCCAATTCATGGTCGAGCGCGCGGCCAACGAGAGGCTCGACGGCTATCGCGAACTGGGACGTCGGGCCGCCGACGCGGAGAACGCACGCGATGATGCGCTGCGAGCGCTCAACGAGGCGAATGAGTCGCGGGACCTCCACGTGGGGCTGTACGCCGAAGTGGAGGCGCTACTGCGCGAGGCCCGCGCAGAGCTGGCGACGTCGTTGACGTCGGATCTCGGGACGCGCATCGACGCCGCGCTGGCGGGTCGCACGTGAGGCCCGTCGTGCTGAGCCCCGGCGACCGCGTGCGCCTGCATCACACCGACCGCGTGGGCGTCGTCGTTGAGGTCCATGGGTTCGAGTTGCTCGTGGAGATGCAGGATGGCGAGCGTAGGATCTGGCAAGAGGGCAGCGTCCAGCGCCTTCCCGGCTCGTTCGCGCCCCGCGGCGAGCAGTCGGTGCCGGACCGGGCGCGCGCAGCAGCGCGGCTCGTGGCCGAGGGAGCGTCTGTCGCCGACGTCGCCCGCGACTACGGCGTGGTTCCGAAGACGGTGCACTCGTGGCTCGCGGCGGTGCGACTCGCCGATCGCGAGGCGCGTCTTGCGGCCGCGGGGGACCGATGATCGCCCTGGGCCCCTTCCGCGTGCCGCTGGCGTTCGGTCTGCGCCCGCGCGCGGCCGCGGCGCTGCACGCGTGGCGCGTCGGCGCGTGGGAGGGGCTCAGGGGATGGATCGAGTTGGACACATGAATCGCCGCGTGCGCGCTTCAACTCAGGAATCAAAGGAAAGGAACGGACGAGATGCACGAGCCTGAGACCAAGGAGAAGACCTGTATCGTATGCGGCGAGCGTTGCGCACCGATGGCAGAAGGTGGGAAGCGGTGGAGCTGGGGGCCCGATGGCATGCACTGTCACTTCGAGTGCGAGCAGGAGTTCATCCGCCGATACCCGCACCTCGTGCCGGAAGGACACCGCATGCTTATCCGGTTGACACACCGGAACCCGGTGCTAGGTTGAGGGGTGAAAGAGCCCGGCGGCGCTGATAACGCCCCGGGCCTGGCACGGTCCTGAAAGGAGGCCCGTACGATGAAGATCGT